TGTTACGGGAGAGTCGTCGGGTTGTAAAGGTTGTTTAGGTAGTGTAGTATATGGCAGTGTTGGTGGTGGGTTTTTGGTTAGGTGTGGTGTCGTGGTGTGGTACACATCCAGCGAATGGATAACGGCATCTCGGATGCCGCCATAGTCAGCGCGGTATGGCTCCAGCTTTTGTAGCATGGTGAGAGAGATGGTCTTTTGGGGGCCACACTGTTCGTCCAGAATATGAGTCGGTACGATGTAGAAATCCCATCCATCCAACACCAGCGGGTCGGCACACTCGCGCACGGTCTCCATATATAGGCAGAACACATACACGTCAGATTGCCGCTTGACCTCCTCGGCATAGCCGTTGATGGAGTCCCATGCTCTTGTTGGGCGGATGCTGAACTGGATGTTGGACAGTCTTCCGTCGCCCTGCCGCCATGCCTGAAGATATGCGCAACTCTTGACCTCGATGCGCACTTCATCGCGGGCCTCGCCATTACATACCCAGTTGCAGGGGAAAGAGATGTCGTAGGGAGTCCAGTCATCGTTGGTTCCGCTCAGATCAACGCCCAGCGCGGCCGATACGATGAACTCGCAGTAGGAGCCCCGCAGGGTGTTGTTGAGCAGGTCTGAGGCGTTCCAGCGCCAGTAGTCGCTCAAGGATTTACCAATGGGCATATCATCGAAGACGATAAGCTCGTCCCCGGTACATTGCTTCGTCATGATTTTCACCTCCTCGAAAAGTCAACTCGTATCAGCCTACGTCGGCTTTTTCCTCACGCTGCATGGACGTTATGATGACACGCTGTTCCGGGGTCATGTAGCGGTCAAGCAACGACCACAAAACCTGCCGGTCTGCGATGGACGCTTTCTCGTAGCAGGCGACTAAGATGTTGACGTCGGGCGGTGTGCGGCTTGCAGCGGGCAGATCGGCACCGACCAGAACGTCCAGCGTCACGCCCAGCACAGAGGCCAGCTCCACAGCGGTCTCGATGTTCGGCGTTCTATCGCCGGAAACATAACGTGAGATGGTCGTCTCCGTTGTGTTGATGCGCTCTGCGACAGCACGCTGCGTGAGGCCGCGCTTGTCGATGAGTTCTTTGAACTGTTTGGCGAACATGGCTTTGCTGTACATAGTGATACCTCCCAATGTAGCTTACTTACCAAGTTTATAACATACTTGTCAAAGAGTAAACAAAACTTACCAAAATTATCATTTTAAGATTGACATATACCATATCGGTAAGCTATAATGAAGACACGGAAAGGGGGTGAGCAGATGAATAGCTCCAAGCTCAAGGGCATCCGGGTCGAGAAGGGAAAGACCCAGAAGAACATGGCCGAATTGATCGGAAAATCGCTTGTTACCTACTCCAAGAAGGAGCGCGGAGAAGTCGAGTTCTCCAATGAGGAAATGAGCATTGTCGCCAAAGCGCTTGACCTGACCAGCGATCAGGTCAACGCTATTTTTTTCGACGACAACTTACCGAAAGGGTAAGTATACGCATGGCGGTTTGCTGATGTCTAAAGTATAACGCATCAAGGGGGCAAAGAAAATGGGACGCGATGCCGCAAAAGCCTGTGAAAACCAGTGCTTCCGGTGTAGGAAAGAGGCCGCAAAGCACAACGATAAGCTCGGTAGCCGTGAAGGCGCTGCGGAACTGCTCGGAATCTCGGTTTCGAGCCTTGCGGATTACGAGCTGGGCAATACGAAGGTCATCCCGGTGGATAAGGTAGTGCTGATGGCAGACATCTACAATGCACCGGAGCTGATGGCGTGGTATTGCTCGTCGGAGTGCCTTATCGGAAAGAGCCTCGAAATGCCGTCCCCTGAAATTGCCTCGGTAGAGCGTACGACCATGAAGCTGCTGAAGCAGCTCCGGCAGGGTGACATCGAGCAGGTCAAAGAAAAGCTCATCGACATCACGGCAGATGGCATCATCTCCAAGGATGAGTGGGCAGACCTGACCGAAATCCTCGACTACCTCGACGGACTGATTCGGGCGGCGCGGGAACTGAAGCTCATTGGCTCCAAGCTCCTGAATGGAGGTGCAGACGATGGCTGACCTCCAAGTGCTGAAGAAGCTGCTGGCAGAAGAATATGGCATCACAACCGCAAGAGAACTCGACGAAGCCATGAAGAAAATCGGCGGATTGAATATCGGCGTGTTTGCATCGCCGGTAAGAAAGGATGGAACGAAACATGAAAAAGTACGCAGTATTGCACGAGCCGGGTGACATCGTTACGCTGGCAGGCACCGAGTTTGTGGTTCTGGACGTAGAACATCGTGGGACTCTGCCGGATAGCTTGTTCATTCTGGCCAAGAACACGGTGGGAAGAACGAACTTCGGGCACTTCAACGATTATGAGGACAGCGACCTGCGGATGGCAGTTGAGGAGTGGCTGAAAGGCATGGAAAAGAATGGCCTCGACCTTGACCGCATCATCCCTCGTGAAATCGACCTCACCACGCTGGACGGCTGCACGTTGTATGGCAAGCTGAACGTGAAGGCTGCACCGCTCACGCTGGACGAGGCCCGCAGATACGCCAGCCGCATCCCGAATGCCGATAGTTGGTACTGGCTGGCAACCGGGTGGAGCGGCCCTCTGAAGGGTGACAAGGGCCTCGCCCTGTACGTCAGCTCCAGTGGCGGCTGGAGCGGCAGCCTCTGCTCCGGCTCGAACGGCATCCGCCCCGCTTTGAAAATCCCCTCTGACCTCTTGCATGACTCTGCGGATAAGCCCGACTTGAGCGAGGTCCCGACCGATACGTTGCTCGAAGAAATCCGCCGCAGGGTCGTGGGCAAGGCATGAGCGCCGATAAGCTGACAGAAGCACGGCAGGCAGCGGAAACATCGCTGGGATTCAAAATCCCGGATGTGGTAGCCACCAGCGTTCTCTGGTATGCCCGGCGCAAATGTGAGCTGGCAGAGCAGCCGGAGAGCTACCTTCCGCTTCTGTACGAAACCGAGCTGACCGACTACTATATGCGGTTGGCAATCAACCTGAAGGGAGAAAAGCAACGTGAGCAACGAATGCGTGAAGCCCGAAATTCCGCAGTTCCCGGAATTGACATTTGAGGAAGAACGGCATCTCTACTACCTGAACGGGCTGGAAGTACCCAGCGTGACCACCCTGATGAAGCCGCTGTCCAGTGACTTCTACAGCACGGTGGACCCGGAGGTTCTGAACAAGGCCGCAAAGCGCGGCACGGCCATCCACAATGCGGTGGAGAACTACGCCAAGTTCAGCATTGAGGACATTCCGCCGGTGTATGCCGGGTATTTTGCCGGCTTCCGGGAGTGGTGGGATAGCCGCAAGCCGGAAGTTCTGGCGACCGAAACCAAGGTCTACCACAAAATCCTGCGGTATGCAGGCACGGTCGATCTGCTGTGCATCATCGACGGCAGGGTGACGCTGGTGGACTACAAGACATCGGCACAGGTGAACAGCAAGCTCTGCGCTGTGCAGCTTGAAGCCTATGACAGGGCATGGGAGAGTCACGACATCAAGGTCGATGACCGGCTGATTCTCCACCTGTCCAAAAAGGGCTATCAGGAAGTGCGCTTTCCTCGGAGTGGGAAGTGCTGGTCGGTGTTCTCGTCATTGATGACAATTAAGAACTACATGAATGAGTGATTTTAGGAGGTTCGACAGATGGAAAAAGAAACTATGGTGGCAACCGTTCCGCAGGCCGAAATCGTTGATGAGCAGCAGCTCTCCCGCGATGTGACCGACATCGAGTTTCAGGCGGAGTCGCTGGTTATCCAGACCAATGAAGATTACGCCTTTGCCGGTGAGTTCGGCAAGATGCTGAAGAAAAAGGCGTCGCAGGTCACGACGTTCTTCAAGCCCATGAAAGACAGCGCCTATCAGGCCCACAAAGCGGTTTGCGACCGGGAAAAGGCCATGCTGACCCCGCTGCGCAACGCCGAGAAGACGGTCAAGCAGGTGATGAGCGCCTACATTGCAGAGCAGGAACGTAAGCGCCGGGAAGCTGAAGAAGCTGCTCGACGGGCGGCGGAAGCCGAACGGGAACGCAAGATTCAGGAAGCGGCTACTCTGGAAGCCGCTGGTGATGCAGATGGCGCGGAAGCCGCCTTTGAGGAAGCCGCCATCATGGATGATGCGGCAAGCTATGCGGTAGTGCCTGCCGCAGCCACCCCGAAGGTCTCCGGCGTCAGCACCTCGAAGGACTGGGAAATCGTCGAGATCGACCCGAAGGCAGTCCCGCTGGCGGTGGCTGGCATTGAACTCCGCCCGGTCGATCAGGCCGCTGTTATGCGCCTCATCCGCGCCTCGAAGGGCCAGATCGAGATTCCCGGCATTACCTATCGTCAGGTCGCAAAAATGAGCTTCAGGGGGTAAGAGAATATGTCTACTGCTATGAGCAAGGCTGAGAGCAACGCTCTCGTTGTCGGCTACGATGTTCTTGGCACGCACGTTGAGCTGGATTTGGATTTCGTGAAGAAGTACCTCGTTCGCGGCAGGGCAGAACTGGTAAGCAATCAGGAACTCGTGTTCTTTATGAACACCTGCCGCCAGCAGAAGCTCAACCCGCTGGTTCAGGGCGAGGTCTACCTCATCAAGTACAGCAAGGATGACCCGGCGCAGATGGTCGTTGGCAAGGATGCCTACCTCCGCAGAGCATTTGACCACCCGGACTACCTGTTCAAGAACGACGGCATCACGGTACAGCGTGGGAACGAGATTATCCAGAAAGAGGGATGCTGCCTCTATCCGGGTGAAACTCTGGTTGGCGGCTGGTGCCGCGTTACCTTCATGCGGAACGGCAAGGAACGCACTGCATTCAAGGAAGTTGCCTTTGCCGAGTACAACAAGGGGAAGGCAAACTGGAACTCCAAGCCTGCCACCATGATCAACAAGGTCGCTGTCAGCCAGTGCGTGAGGGACGCTTTCCCGAAGGACTATGAGGGTGTGTACTCCGAGGATGAGATGATTGCATCTGGTGCTATCCCGGTGGATTACAAGGAGCTGGATGACCAGAAGCCGGAAGAACAGCCGGCCGAGGAAGAAGACCCGGTCATCTCGCAGGAGCAGCGCCAGCAGCTTTTCAAGGCGGCGCAGGCAAACTTCGGCAAGGACAAAGGCAACGCCGTGGTTAAGTCCATCATCGAGGAGATGGGGCTGACCTCTACGACTGGCATGAAGATGTCCACCTACAACAAGGTGGTCGAGCGGCTGGTCGAGATCTGCACGGCCCACAAGGCGGAGCTGGAAGCTGAGGAAGGCACCAAAAATGACGGTGCGGCTGAAGAATAAAGCCACCGGTGGAAAAGGAAGGTGAGGGGATGCCGTGGATAAGCGTACATCAGGAGGTGGACGGTACGAAGCTCCGTAGATTATACCGTGCCATCGGGTGTTCCAAGTTTGAAGCCCTCGGCATCCTGAACTTCCTGTGGTTCTGGGGCATGAAGAACGCCGATGAGACCGGGCTGGTCAAGGATGCCGACCTCGAAGTTCTGAGCCGATACCTGTACGGCTGCGGCGAGGACTGCCAGCTCGACATGGGCAAAGTGGTTCAGGCCCTTGTGGACACCGACTGGATTGACGTGGTGGCCGATGGCTTTTACATCCACGACTGGGACACATGGCAGGAACAGTGGTATAAGCTCCAGAAAAACCGCAGGCTGGATGCTGAACGAAAGCGGAAAGCCCGCCAGATGGAACGTGAGGCCGAAAAGCCTGCGCCGAAGACCCCGGAGCCGGAACAGATGGAACCTCCTGTGGAACCAGAAGTCAAGCCGCCTGCAAAGCCGAAACTCGATAAAAAATCCTATGCGGAGTTCGTGAAGATGAGCGAAGCAAATTACGACAGGCTCGTGAAACTGTACGGCAAAGCCTTTGCGGATGCCTGCATTGTGGAGCTTGACAACTACAAGGGCGCACGGGGAAAGACCTACAAGGACGACTACCGCGCCATCCTCTGCTGGGTCGTAGACCGGGTCAAAGAAAAGAAACCGGGCCTGCTTCAGCAAAGCGTTAGCGAGGCAGCACCGGCTAAGGATAATCCGTTCAGAGAGTGGGGTGAGCAGAATGGGTGAATTTGACGGCCTGCTGCAAGGTGCTGTTCGTCAGGCGCAGGCGGCAAATCAGCCGGAGAACGGTGATTACTACGACGATGAAGGATTCCTCGTCTGCGGGAACTGCCATACCCGTCGGCAGGTAGAGGTCAATATGCCCGACCTGAAAGCCGTTCCGTTCGACCCTAAGAAGAAAGTCCGGGTCAAAATGCCGGTGTCCTGCCGTTGCCGGGCAGAACGGCGGAAGCAGGAAGAGCAGATGCTCATGCAGGACCGGGAAATGCGGGCAGCGCAAGCGCTTCAGCGGCAAAGCCTCATGGACGAACGCCTGCGGGACATCAGCTTTGACGGATTCCAGCAGACTAAAGATAACTCCTACAACCTGAAGCTCTGCCTGCGGTATGCGAAGCATTTCGATGAAATGCTGGCAAAGAATCAGGGGCTCTTGTTCTACGGCGGGGTCGGGACCGGAAAGACATTCGCAGCGGCCTGCATTGCAAACCATCTCCTGAGCCTGCGGGTCCCGGTGGTGATGACCTCGTTTGTGAAGCTGCTGGAAACCATGCAGGGCTTCAGTGAGGATGACAGCACCCTGATTGCCCGGCTGAACAGGGCAAAGCTGCTCATCATTGATGATCTCGGTGCTGAGCGCAGTACGGACTTTGCTCTGGAAAAAGTCTACGACATCGTGGACAGCCGGTACAGAGCCAAACTCCCCATCATCCTCACCACGAACCTGAGCATGACCGAAATGAAAGAATCTGCGGACATCCGCTACACCCGCATCTATGACCGTATCTTTGAAATGTGCTACCCGATGCAGTTCACAGGTCGGTCGTGGAGAAAGGCGGAAGCGGCCCGCAGATTTGACGAGATGAAGAACTTTTTGGAGGGCAACGATGGATAAAGTTATCATTGCAAGCGTTGAGGACCGGCTTACGGTAGCTGCCATCCTCGTAAAGAACGACTACACCGTCCGGCAGGGCAAGCAGCTCCGGCAGGGCAAGAAAAGCTACGAATACTATCTGGAGTACACCCTGAACGATAAGCCGAAGCAGGCGGCAGGGGAATGAGGACGCAATTCTGCATCTACGGGGAGCCGCGAGGTAAGGAACGCCCGAAATTCTCAACCGTATGCGGCCATGTGACAGCCAGAACCCCGGAAAACACGGTTCTGTACGAAAACCTCGTAAAGACCGAGTACAGAATCCAATCCGGGGTTCGGTTTGCTGATGACGCCATGTTGAGCGTGAGGATTTTTGCGTTCCTCTCCGTCCCGAGGTCGGCCAGCCAGAAAAAACACCTTGCCATGATCGACCGCCTGATACGCCCGACACGAAAGCCCGATTGGGATAATGTGGGTAAAATCATCTGCGATGCCCTGAACGGCATTGCCTACCGCGATGATGCCCAGATCGTAGACGCACTGGTTCGGAAGTTCTACTCCGACACTCCGCGTGTTATCGTTGAAATCTCAGATATACCGTATGAACAATAAAGGAGAATGACTATGAGCAACAAAACGTATGTGCTGTCCCTGAGCGCGGATACCTTCAACGCCTTCAAGATGGACTTCGACAGCGCCCTCCAGCGCTTGCTTCAGAAGATGGACAGGCTCCAGAGCGACAGCGCCTCCATCAACTGCAAAATCAGCGTAGCACTGACCCCGGCTCCTGAACGGAACTTCGATGCAACGCGGGAGGGGGACACCGTGCAGGTGATGAAGCCCAGCTTCAGCCACGAGATCAGCACCGAAATCAAGGTCAAGGACAAAACGACCGGCAACCTCTCCGGCAACCGCAAGCTGGTGTGGGATGAGGAGCTGATGGAGTATGTGATGAAGGACATCGACGATGGGCAGACCTCGCTTTTCGACACGGCCCAGAGCCGCCAGAATGCTGCGTCCCCTGTGGAGCAGGAACCGCCCCAGCTCCCGGAAAGCATCGTGGATGTTGACTACACGGTCATCAGCGATGACAAGAGCTACATCCTGCGCAACCCCGATAAGTGCGGCATCAAGGACCAGTGGGGCATCCTCAAAGTCCTTGTGGGCGAGCGGATGACGGTGAGCCGGAGCGCCGGTCATTGCTATGCGGAGACCGCAGACGGCATCATCGCCCTCGGCTCTGCCTACCTTGCAGAAGACCCCCGCCATGTGGATGACAGCATTCTGGAGCCTCATCTGGCAGAGGAAATCGCCTGCAACGGCTTCGGCACGGTTCAGGTTAGCGACCATGAGGAGCCGGAGAAGATCGTGGTAGAGTGTCTGGAATGCGGTGGCATCCTGCTGGAGGTGGAGAACCCCAACGCCCGGAAGGGTGATGCCGAATGAGGTACGGAACCTGTTTTCTGTGCGGAAAGACCGGCTGGCTGGAAGAGCACCACGTCTACCCGGGGCCGTTCCGGGACAAGTCCGAAAAGTATGGCCTGAAGGTGGGCCTGTGCGGCGAGAGCTGCCATCGGAACGGTCGGTATGCGGCGCACCAGTGCAGGGAAACCTCCGATGCCCTGAAGCAGTTCTGGCAGATCAAGTACATGATGGCCCACAAAGCCAGCGTCGCAGACTTCCGGGCGGCATTCGGGAAGAACTATCTGGAACTCGACTACTACGATGATGAAAGGAGCTACCCTATGAACATTATTGCCATCAGCGGCCGCTTGACACGCGACCCCGAACTGCGCACCACTCCCAACGGAAAGCCCGTGGTGGAGTTCACGGTTGCGGTTGACCGGCCCGGCGTTAAGGACCAGACGGACTTTATCGACTGCGTGGCGTGGGAAAAGAAGGCTGAGTTTGTCGCCCGGTATTTCAAGCAGGGAAAGCGTATCGAGGCAAGCGGTGTCCTTACCACACGCACCTACGAAAAAAACGGGGTGAAGCGTAAGCGGACGGAGGTTCGATGCGATCAGATCTTCTTCGGCGAGTCCAAGAAAGATAGCGGCTCCACCCCGCAGGCAGCGCCGGAACCCACGAACGATGATTTCCGCCCGCTGCCCGATGATGATGACATCCCGTTCTGAGAAAGGAGAACACATGGAAGAAAGTAAGAATCCCCTTATGGGCCACGTCGTAAAGGTCCCTGCACAGGTGTCCGGCATCCCTGACGGGGTGCAGATGACGGTGAACGCAGCCGTGACCACCTTTGCGGCGGTCGATGGCAAACCGGCTGGCATCGAAAGCATGGGTACGGCAGAATGCAATATGCTTGCCAGCTATACGCGGGGAACGGTCTCGTTCTCTGTCCGCGGGGAGAAGCCCGTTATGGTGAGCGTCCGTCTGGACGAGTTGATGAGACTCCTGCAGGTTGCTGCTGTATGTCACCACGAGCAGGAAGACAAGAAGAATGCTGAGGAGGAAAAGTCATGAGAAAGCTATTTACGTCTGAGTCTGTGACCGAGGGCCATCCCGACAAGGTGTGCGACCGTATCTCTGATGCGGTGCTGGATGCAGTGCTGGCGAAGGACTCGGAGGGCCGGGTGGCCTGTGAGACCTGCTGCACCACCGACACGGTGTTCATTGCGGGCGAGATCACGAGCAAGGTCGATGTTGATATTGAGGGCATTGCCCGGCGGGTCCTGCGTGACATCGGCTACACCGGCGGGGCATCTGGCTTTGATGCCGACACCTGCAAGGTCATGGTGTCCGTCCACAAGCAGTCCCCTGATATTGCAATGGGAACCAGCGACATGGTCGGTGGCGCGGGCGATCAGGGCATGATGTTCGGCTACGCCTGCAACGAAACCCCGGAGCTGATGCCCCTGCCCATCATGCTTGCGCACAAGATGGCCTACAAGCTCGCCCAGACCCGCAAGGATGGAACCATCCCCTTTATCCTGCCGGATGGCAAAACGCAGGTAACGGTGGAATATGAGGGGGATGGGAAGCCCCGGCGTATCGACACCATCGTCATCTCCACCCAGCACACGGACGGAAGCCTCCCTATGCTGATGCACCCGCTGGTGGAAAATGTCATCACGCCTGTTTTACAGGAAGCCCGTCAGCACCTCCCGTGGCTCGACATCGACACCTACGACCTGTACATCAATCCTACCGGGCGTTTTGTGCAGGGTGGCCCTGCGGCAGACACCGGCTTGACCGGGCGGAAGATTATCGTGGACACCTATGGCGGTTGTGCTCCCCACGGCGGCGGGGCATTCTCTGGAAAAGACCCCACAAAGGTTGACCGCAGTGCAGCATACATGGCCCGGCATATTGCAAAGAACGTCGTGGCATCGAGTCTGTGCGACAAGTGTCAGGTCCAGTTGGCCTATGCAATCGGCATGGCGCTCCCGGTATCCCTGCGCATCGACACGTTCGGGGCCAATGTGGATGAGGAAAAGCTCTGCAATGCAGTAGATCGCCTCTTTGAACTGACCCCGCTGGGAATCATTGATGCCCTGAACCTGCGCCTGCCTATCTATGAACAGACATCCGCCTACGGCCACTTCGGCAATGTAACGGGCGGCAATTTCACATGGGAGAGCACCCACAAAGCGGGGCTCCTGCGCAGAACGTATAACACGCTGTAAGAAACAGGGCAAGCCTCTTTCCCCGTGGGCGGGGAAGGGGGCGAAGCCCATGATGGGAGGTTTTGATATGGCACAGGAAGACATGAACGTCACCATTCCCCCGGAAATGATGCAGGAGATCGTACGGGTGGCATCGGAAACAGCCATTGAAAAGTTTCAGCACGAAGCGGAGCGGAACCGAAAGGCCGTCAAGGATAAGCGCCTGCATAACACCAAGCTGCTGCTTCAGAACTACCACTGCTTTGTAGAGCATAGCAAGAGTGCCGTGTATGAAGCCAGCCAGCTCTCCGAGGATGATGACTTCGAGGAGTTGATGGAGGAGCTGATGAGTCAGAGCGACGGCAGGGTGAGGGTTCCGGTGGTGAGGAGCATTCAGGAGAGTGCTGCCCACACCCGCATCATCGTGCAGCACATCGACCGTATGCTGGAATACTACAAGTTCCGCTGTGAGCATTCCAAGCGTGCGGAGGAAATGCGTCGGTATCGGACGATTTACGACCTCTACATTGCTCCTGAACCCAAGACTCAGCAGCAGATCGCCGATGAAGAACACGTCGATTTATCAACCGTGTTCCGCGACCAGAAGGCGGGCATTTCCAAGTTGAGCGCCCTGATTTTTGGATGGTTGGACTAAAATTTTGGCAAAGTTGCAAAAAAGTTGCTATTGCAGTGCTATTACCACTGTGGTAAGATACGAAGCGTGAACCGATGTGTCACCCCGGAAAAACCGCGAGTGGCACATCCGGCCTCGTATCAAGCTGTAAAGCCAAAATTTCACTCCGTATGCAAAACTGATTGACTCCGGTGGGTAAAGGGTTAGAATGAAGATAGGCCCAAAATCTTACCGAAAAGGTCATGAGGTACGACAGATGGAACGAAAATCCGATAAAGTTAGACGTCTGGTTGCAGACGGCGACTTCAAAGGGGCTTTGCGGATTGCAAAGGACTTCAGGCTCGGCATCACGAAGGAGCAGTCCTCCACGATGACAAGAGCGTATGAGTGCATGGTCCACGGAAGATTCTACAAGCAGCTCGGCTATGATCTCGATGAGAAGATAGCTGAGGGTGTGAAGATTCTGGTGGGCTTGTACGGAAGGAGCGAGGCACATGATTTACACCAGCCGGTACAGTAACCCGGAACTCAAGACCGGGAACTACACAGTCGTTGGGATAACACGGGGGGCGCCTAAGTTCCCCCTTCGGTATACGCTTGCAGGCAACATCATGGAGATCGCGCCGCCGGGTTATCTGTTCAACGAATACAACCGGGAGCGGTTCACGCCGCCCTACTTCCAGCACATGGACAGAGTAGGGACGGCGCGGATTGCTCAGATTCTCCAGCATTATGAGGACATGGGCAAGCCCGTGGTGCTTTGTTGCTACGAAGATGTCCGAAAGCCCGGAGAGTGGTGTCATAGACTGGTGTTCGCAGAATGGTGGCTCCAGAGAACAGGAGAAATGATCGAGGAGCTGCCTGACCCGTCACCAAACAAGTGGGCGAAACAGCCTGAACCGCAGAAAGCGGTTGAGCCTGATGCAGTCCAGATGAAAATGTGGTAATACCCGCCGATAGCTCAGAAAGTAGAGCACCTGACTCTTAATCAGGGGGTCGCACGGTTCAATCCCTGCTCGGCGGACCAACCATAGGGAGTCATGTTGGAAACAGCATGGCTCCCATTTTTTATGCCTACGAACAAGGGCTTTCCAGATGTTTACGTCTTTGGAAGCAACCCACCCTCTGGAAAGCAACTGCTCCAGTCGAAACCAGAGGGGCAATTTTGAAAGAAAGGTCGGTGATATGAATGGCAAAGTTCCAGAACCCCGGAGCGTTCTTCCTCGGGACTCTGGTTGCTCAGGAGCAGAAGTTCCTGAAGCCGCTGATTGAAAATGCCCGCAAGCAGGGGTACACCCGGTTCGTTGAGCCGTGCGCCGGCGCTTTCGCCATGTCGCACATCGCGGCGCAGTGTGGGTACAAGCCCAGCGAGATCGAGGCCAGCGACGTTTCGATGTTCACCTCCATCATGGGATATGCCATCACGGGCCAGTCCCTTGAGGAGCTGGAAATCAGAGCGGACGGCTTCACGAATGAGGAGCTGCTTGACCCTGCGGTTGCGCTCTATGCGCAGTTGTACCTGCGGACTGTGAAGAACGCCGGGAAGGAATACTTCTACGGCATCATGCGCGATCTGGAATACCGCAAGGAGGAGCATCTGGCGGAAATCCGCGCACAGCTCGACAGGGCCAAGCAGTCCTTGCATGGGATGAGATACCGCCCGCTGGATATGTGGAAGCACCTTGAAACGTGCTATGATGACCCCCACTGCCTTGTGGTTGCCAATCCGCCCACCTATGCCGCCGGATTCGAGAAGTGGTACGACACCGGCGGGCGCATGACGTGGAAAGAACCTGAGTACGGCATCTTTGACCCCAAGACCGGGCTGAACGACCTGTACGACAAGATGAACGATGCCAAGTGCCTTCTGATGTGCTACGAGGAGAACGCCCCGGGCCTCACTGCCGGGCATCCTGTCTTTGCCCGGTATGGCGTGCGCGACGGCATCAACGTGTACCTGACTACCAACCGCCCGGATGAGGCAACCATGCTTGCCGAGGGTAAAATGATTACCCGCCCGAACGAGGGCAAGCTGGAGCCGCTGGATTGCAGCATCCTGCCGCGTGATTATGAAATCACCCGCAAGAGCAAGATTCAGATTACCCAGATTGAGCGCACCGCCGCCCAGTATTACAGAAAGCTCTGGACGCACAACTTTGTCGGTTCGTCTGCGCCTATCAACATGGCCGTCCTCATCGACGGAAAACTGGCAGGCGTGTTCGGGCTGGATAAGTCGGCGCTCACGATGGGTGCCTTCGGTACGCAGGTTTCCGATGCGGTGTTCCTCATGTACGGCATGACCGTTCCCCATAAGACCTACCGGCTGGGGCGGCTTCTGACCATGCTTGCACAGAACAGGCCGCTGATTATGAACATCTGCACGGATTTGGAGAAGGAAAAGGCCAAGTCCCTCAAGACGGTGCAGATGACCAAATACCCGGAGGCTAAGGAAATGCGGGGGCTGATGGAGTTGACCAAGAAAGTCCCGGATAAGAAGATGGGCTACCGGCTCACATACGAGTCGCCCTTGTACGATAGAAACGCCAAACAGGCATTGAATGAATGGTTAGGGAGGGAAGAACGATGGCAGAAACAGCGCGAGAAAACCAAGTCAGCAGTGCAGCCGTAAAGTATGAAACGGTCGCCGACATGGGTTTCGGTCTGGTCATTGCCAAAGTAAAGCTGACCGACTTCCGCGAGCAGGACATCAACGCTCGCATTATGAAGACCGAGATGCAGAAGCAGCTCACCGACAACATCAAGAAGCGGGGCCAGCTTGAAAGTCTCCCGTTCTGCGCACTCATCGACGGTAAGATCGAGATTATCTCCGGCCACCACCGCATCCGTTCTGCAAAGGACAGCGGTGTGCTGACGGAGCTTTTTGTCATTCTGGACACCACCGGCCTGCGGCGCTCTCAGGTGGCCGCAAAGCAGTTGGCACACAACGCCATCAGCGGCTTTGATGACCAGTCCACCCTGAAGGAAATCGCCAAGATGATCGACGATGTGGACGATATGCTGGAAAGCTACATTGGCAAGGACATCATCGGCGAGCCTATGGCCGAGCTTGAGAAGCTGCTGTCCCCGAAGGTGGAGTTTGACTGGAAGAACGTCACGTTCACCTTCCTGCCGCACCAGCTCCGCGATTTGGACCAGCTTGTGAAGGTTCTGGGTTCCCTCAGCCCCGATATGCTGGGCGTTGCAGATATTGACCAGCACGAGGAGTTCATCGAAACCATCACGAAATATCAGCAGTTTGCCAATGTCAAGAATACCGGCGCTGCCATCCATGCCATGATTAAGGCCACTGAGTCCCTGTTCGATGACCTGCACTTTGATGAGAGTCAGGAATGGGTGCAGTTGCCCAACCTGTTCGGCTCTCCGGCCATCCCCAAAGAGGCTGCTGATACCATCACGCAGGCGCTCGACAAGATGGTCAAGGAGGGCGAGATCGGCCCGAAGAACAAGTGGCAGGCCCTTGAATACTGGGCTGCGGATTATCTGACAGGGAAGTAGGTGATAGCAAATGCCTACGCCTCTAAAGTACAATCCGGCGTACCACGATGACTGGGCATGGTCGCTTGCTATCAAGGGCGCAACAGATCAGGACATTGCTGATGCCTTCCATGTTTCGCGTAGGACCATCATCCGCTGGCGGCAGACGTACCCGTCGTTCAATGAAGCCTGCCAGCACGGGAAGGAAGTCGCCGATGCAAAGGTGAAGCGGTCGCTGTATGAACGTGCCGTAGGCTTCGAGTATCAGGAAAAGGAAAGCACCATCGACGTAGACCCCCGGACGGGCGAACAGAAGCCGGTGCGGGTCCGAACGCTCACCAAGAAAGCCGTCCCCGATACGATGGCGCAGATGTACTGGCTCAACAACCGATGCCGGGATGAGTTCTCCCAGACCCAGAAGGTTACGCTTGACGGAGCTGTTCAGACATCCCCGTTCGATAACCTGACGGATGATGAACTCCGCCGTCTGGCTCAAATGGACGAGGGCCTTGATGGCGACGCAGAATAGTGTTTCGCCTGCCAAGCGCAAGTACCTCGGCTCCAATGCCCGGATTGCGCTGGCGAAACGACACTACGCCGATTATGTCCAGTACGTCCACATGGGCAGGTGGAAAAGAGCCAGACACCTTGACCTCGTGTGTGAGAAGCTGGAAAGCATCATGGAGGGAAAGACCAAGCGGTTGATGATATTCATGCCGCCGCGCCACGGCAAGTCCATGACCGTGACCGAAACCTTCCCCTCGTTCTATCTGGGCAAGAACCCTGAAAAGCGGGTCATCGAGATCAGCTACAGCGGCGACCTTGCCCAGCAATTTGGCAAGCGGAACCGCGATAAGGTCGAGGAGTTCGGTTCTGCGCTGTTTGGTCATACCATCTCCCAAGTGCAGGCCACCAAAACGAACTGGAACCTCGACAACGGTATGGGCGGCATGATCTCCGTTGGTATCGGCGGCTCCATCACCGGCTATGGCGCAGACCTGCTTATCGTCGATGACCCCATCAAGAACCGCGCCGAGGCTGAATCTGCCACCTACCGCGATAAGCTGTGGGACGAGTACCAGTCCACGGTGAGTACCCGACTGCACGCAGGCGGCGCTGTTATCATCATCCTTACCCGCTGGCACGAAGATGACCTTGCCGCCCGGCTCCTAAACCCGGAGTACGGCAAGGTTGAGAACTGGGACATTATCTCGCTCCCGGCCATCTGCGAAGACCCGGTTACCGACCCTCTGGGCCGTGAGCTAGGCGAGGCGCTGTGGCCTGCGGGTGGCTACGACGAAGCATGGGCTGCACAACAGAAAGAGACCGTCGGTACATACGCATGGTCTTCTCTGTATATGCAGACCCCCACACCAAGCTCCGGCGGTATGTTCAAGAGAGAGTGGTGGAAACGCTGGGCGGCGCTGCCGTCCGGCCTGCATGACTTCATCCAGTCGTGGGACTGCACCTTCAAGGACAAGGACGGCTCGGACTTCGTTGTCGGGCAGGTCTGGGCAAGGAAAGGCGCAGACCGCTATCTGCTCGATCAGGTGCGTGGCCGCATGAGCTTCACGGAAACGCTGGATGCCATGCGCGGGCTTTCCTCCAAGTGGCCCCAGACCACAAGAAAGCTGGTCGAAGACAAGGCCAACGGCACGGCGGTCATCGACGTTCTGAAGAAAGAAATCCCCGGCATCATCCCTGTGGAGCCGTTTGGCGGCAAGGTGGTCCGTGCTCACGCGACCACCGCTGTGGCTGAAGCTGGGAATGTCTACATCCCAGCGGCATCTGCCTGCCCGTGGGTGATGGACTTTGTGGAAGAAATGGCCGCGTTCCCAAGCGGTGCGCACGATGACCAAGTTGACTGCTATTCGCAGGCAAACGCCTATTACAACGACAATACGTTTGATATTCGTTCGCTGATAACGTAAGAAAAGAGGTGAATACAATGCACATACCTGAAGATGAGGCCGAGCGTCGGCGTTTGAATGAGCGTGGCCGTGAAATCCTCCGGCGGAAGAACGGCGCTGTGCGTCCGCATCGTGAGGATGGCTATGTGAACCTCCTGAACAAGTATGGAACCAAGCAGGACAACTCCGAGGCATACAAGTTTGAACGGGAGCCGGTCATCCCTGATATGCAGCTCACAGGGCTGTATGAAGGCAATGGCCTGTTCTCCAAAATCATTGATACGCCTGCTGAGGAAGCGCTGAAGCACGGCTTTGACCTGAATCTGAAAAGCAACGAGATGAATGCTTTTGTCGATGAGGTGCTGGACGATCTCGAATGGGATGAGAAGGCCACTACCGCTATCAAGTGGGCGCGGCTCTACGGTGGCGCTCTTATCGTCATGCTGATCGACGATGGGCGCGGGCTGGAGGAGCCTGTTGACTGGGAACATATCCGCAGCATTGATGAGCTGCGCGTCTATGAGCGCTCCATTGTACAGCCCGACTACGCCAGCCTGTATCAGCAGGACTACGGCGGGAAGGACGTGGGGAACCGGGTGTCCAAGTTCGGACAGCCGGAATATTACTATGTTTCCAGCATCTACGGCTCCTTCAAGGTCCATGAGAGCCGATGTCTGGTGTTCCGCAACGGCGTTCTGCCGGAGCGGACCTCCAATGCAACCTACCTGTTCTGGGGTATGCCTGAATACGTCCGCATTCGCCGGGCGCTGCGGGAAACCGTAACAGCCCACACCGACAGCGTGAAGCTGCTGGAGCGGAGCGTGCAGGCTATCTACAGCATGAAGGGCCTTGCCTCTCTACTGACCACGGATGACGGCGAGAACCAAGTGCTGAAGCGCCTACAGCTTGTAGACACTTCCCGTGGTCTGCTGAACAGCATCGCCATTGACTCCGAGGGAGAGCAGTACGACTTCAAGACGTTCCAGTTTTCCGGTGTCAAGGATGTCATCGACGCGACCTGTAATATGCTGTCCGCGCTGACGAATATCCCCCAGACGATTCTGTTTGGCCGTTCACCGGCCGGCATGAACGCCACCGGCGACAGTGACTTCGAGAGCTATTACAACTTTGTGGAGAAGATTCAACGCTTGATGCTGAAGCGTAACCTCCGCACACTGCTGGACGTTGTGTTCCGGGCGGGCATCGCTTCAGGCGATGTGGCCGAGGAACCCGACTACAAGCTGGAGTTCAAGCCCATGTGGAGCCTGAGCGACACAGAGCAGGCCGCAGTTGATCAGACCAAGGCTCAGACCGCTCTGGTCAAGGCCCAGACTGCGCAGGCATACGTCGATATGCAGGCGCTCGACCCCACCGAGGTGCGCCGCCGCCTTGCGTCCGATGAGGAGTTTGATGTCGAAGACATCATCTCCGAGGATGACGAGGATGATCTGTTGCAGTCGTTGCTGGGTACTGAGCCGAGCGCCATGAGTGACGTGGAAGCCGCCCAGAAGAACATTGAGCAGGGGCAGGCTCCGGGCGGCGAGGAACAGAGCGCTACCGTAGCACCTACGGCCACTCCGCCGACCACCAATGCCGATGCCGCCGACACTGACCGTGGTGTCGGCGTTCTCGTTGTGCAGGATGGCCGGTTTCTTTGTGGCACTCGCCTGAAGGGCGGCTCTGTTGGTGGACCGGGTGGTCATATCGAGGCGGGGGAGTCCCCGGAAGATGCAGCCATCCGCGAAACGCAGGAGGAGTTCGGCATCACGCCGAAAGACCTCATGCCGGTAGCCTTCCTGAGCGACCTGAAACCGCCGTACTGCCCGTCCCATGTGTTCCTCTGCACGGATTTTGACGGCAGCATCCGGTGCGCTGATGGCGAGATGACCTCTCCGGGGTTCATCACCGCCGAAAAGGTGGCCGAGCTGTCCACTCAGAATCCGGAACGTCTGTTCCCGCCGTTTGCCCAGAGCATCACCACGCTGCTCGACGTTTTATCGTCAAATCCCGGTTTGACATCGGATGCACAAAATGCTAAGATGAAAGATAGGATGGACTTCAACGAAGCCGACCACCCACGGGATGAAAACGGGCAGTTCGCAGAGGGCGAGGGTAGCAGCTCTGGCTCCACCGAAAGCGGGCCTGCGGTATCTCCCGAAGGCGAAAACGTCTCCTGCACTGGGTTTGCTTCTCCTGCAAGGCTTGAAGATCATGCCACCCGCCACGGGTTGGCTGAGATGGGCTTTGCGACGAAAGAGGAATACCAGCAGAAGGGCATCGACTTTCTGAAGCAGCCTTGTGGCGGTGATGTTATTGGTTATGCTCGGCCTGATGGCGTAGTTGTTCGGTTCAACACCAAAACGACAGAGTACGCAACCGGTGTTCCCGGTGGGCCGCTTAAAACCTACATGAAAGCCAAGTGCAACCGAAAGACTGGCGAGGCACAGCCCGAAGTCGCCATGAAGTATTACGAGTTCAATAGGGAAAAGGACCTGAAGGAGGAAGACGATGAGCAAGGCAGTTAAATGCCCGGTATGCGGGCAGACCGAACTTGTCGATGACGGCGATGTCTGCGATGTCTGCAAGTGGTTCCATGACCGCTATCAGGAGGAGTTTCCTGATGAGGAGGACTGCGAGAACCGCATGAGCCTGAACCAAGCCCGCGCGGCATGGGCTGCTGGAAAGCAGGTGGAGTGAGCATGGACAACTTCAGAGTCATCTACCGCATCCTGCGGTATCTGGAAAAGGCGCTGGATTACGATGAACCTGATATGAATTGCATATCTGCAAAAACAATGGCCATCTCCGAACGGAGGTGGCTTTCATTGTTGGCGATGCTCGCCGGAGAAAATTACATCGAAGTGGTGTGTGCGAGGGAGAGCGTTGGTCGCAAAACAGTCACGTCTGTTTCCAGTGTACGACTCACCCTTAGAGGTCTGGAATACTTGCAGGAAAATCCTACAATGAAAAGGGCCGAAGCAATCGAGAAGAAAGCCTCTGGTAAGATTATCAGAAAGCCGGATTCTCCGCCCCCGCCGCCCGCACAGGATACCAGAAAATGGGGGCCGCTGCAGGTACACATATTTACTGACCATTAAAAATATCATCAACATTTTAGAGCGATGGGAAACCACCGCTCTTTTTCTTTGTCCGAATTTCCCATCTCAGAAAACGGAACGGAGATAGATTATGAACAAAGTTACGATTTTCAAGTACGAGGAAAACAAGCTGGTGCGCACCATGAGCATCAACGACGAACCGTGGTTCGTCCTGAAGGATGTGTGCGATGTGCTGGGCCTCAGCAACAGCCGCATGGTTTCTGACCGCTTGGATGACGATGAAAAGGGGGTCAGTCAGATTTACACCCTTGGCGGTTCGCAGATGATGAGCATTATCAGCGAGTCCGGCCTGTATAACGTCATCCTGCGCAGCGATAAGCCGGAGGCCAAACCCTTCCGCAAGTGGGTCACGGCCGTGGTGCTGCCCAGCATCCGCAAGAACGGCGGCTACATTGCCGGGCAGGAGGAGCTTTCCCCGCAGGAGCTTATGGCAAAGGCGCTGCTGGTCGCCCAGAAGACCCTGACCGACCGCGATGCCCGCATCAAGGAGCTGACGGCGCAGAACCAGATCATGCAGCCGAAGGCCGAGTATTTTGACGAGCTGGTGGCCCGGAACCTGCTAACCAACTTCCGCGAAACCGCCAAGGAGCTGGGCATCAAGGAGAAGGACTTCATCGGCTGGCTGCTCGACCATAAGTACGTCTACCGCGACCAGAAGAACAAGCTGATGCCGTATGCGGCAAAGAACAACGGCCTGTTCGAGGTGAAAGAGGGCAAGGGCCGGCACAACGACTGGGCCGGAACCCAGACGCTCATCACCCCGAAGGGCCGGGAAACCTTCCGCCTGCTGTGCAAGGAACTGGCATGATGGAGGGAGCAACCATGACATTATCCCAGATTCCGACGAAAGACCTTGTGGATGAACTGCGGTGCAGGGAGGGCGTAGACACCACGGTGGCTGCGCCTTATGAGGATGCCGCAGTTCAGGTCAATGGCCCGGCAATCATATTGGTCGTAACCGACTGATTTGCCGAAATGTAAACCAGCATCAATGCTATTGTAAACCAGAAAACAACCGCTTTTCCACCGCAATTACCGAAATGGTCGGAAATCTCAGGACGTAAAATTGGCCGTTTTTAGAATATATCCACTTGATTTTGGATATTTATGCAAAAATGGTCAAGAATCCGCCGGAGCGTCCACCGGACAATCCTGCGGAGCGTCCAGACATAACCGTACCTCACCAAACCAAACCGTAACTTGTTGTCAAATTTTCACTTCGTTCAAATTTGCCAACGGGGCGGGCGCGGGGCATGGCGCACGGCAGGCAATTTTCGCAACCAGCGAAAACACGGCTCTCCAGCGCTTTTCAAACCCCGGACACAAAATTATCCACCAACAACCTTTGGGACGTTTCTCGCCACTCATCAGAAGTTCTCAGAGGACATTAAGCCATAAACTCAACTGCGGCGGTGCAAACCACCGCTTTTTTGCTGTTCAAGACCGGAAAAGGAGGCGAAAACAGTGAATGATACCGTCCACGGACACATGGTACAGGACCTGCTCCGCCACCGATTCGGCAGTCATGAATGTCTGATATGCAAATATTCACCAAAGTACCCTGTGCAGGCAGAGCGAGAGTTCCAGCGGGTCACAAATGCGTACATCCGCATTCTGAACGAACTGCTGAAGGAGAGCCTGCCGGAGATTAGGGATGCCGCGCGGGCCGAGAAAGAAGGTCAGCGCTACGATGATGCTTCAGATCTGATTGCCAAGGTCAAGACCGTCTTCTCCAAGATGACCGTGGAGCTGGAGCGGCGCACCTCTATGTTTGGCCTGCGCAGCAAGATCGAGTCTATGGCAAAGCTCACGCGGAAGTTGAGCATCCGTGAGTGGAAGAAAGCCGTCAAGTCCACGCTGGGCATCGACCTGATGGATGACTACTACACCGGCGAGCTGTACAGAACGATGATGGAGCGCTGGGTCGAGGATAACGTGGCGCTCATCAAGACCATCCCGCAGGAAAGTCTGGGGCGTATGCGCCAGATCGTGCTGGAGGGCTATCGGAACGGCGAAACCACGACGGCCATCGTCAAGCAGATTCAGCGGGCGTACAGCGTAGACCGGCGGCACGCCCAACTGCTTGCCCGCGACCAGATCGCCAAGCTGAACGGTGACATCACCCAGCAGCAACAGCAGGACGCAGGCGTGGTGGAGTACGTCTGGTCAACCTCTGGCGATAGCCGCGTCCGCCCAAGCCATGCTGCGCTGAACCACAAGCGGTTCCGCTGGGATGACCCGCCGGTGGTCGATGAAAAGACCGGGCGGCGCTGTCACCCCGGCAAAGACTACCAGTGCCGCTGCTGCGCACTGCCGGTCTTCAACATCAAAACCGTTGACCTGCCGGTCACGAAAGGGGGCGATGGCCGTGGATGAAACTATCCTGTAAGACCTGAGAGGGGAGTTGTTCAACATGGAAAATGATATGAAGGTTCAGCGCTTTGACAGCCTGCCGCTGGATGCCACCTATTTCACAGATGAGGGCTACCTTGTAGACCACCCCATCGTGACATCGGTGGGCATTTTTGTTTATCACAACCCGGACGGTTCCGAGCGCCGGGAGCTGCGGTTGCCTGAAGAAGTCTTTGCTGAAAAGAGCCTTGCGTCCTACAAGGGGAAGCCCATCATCGTAACGCATGATGCTGGCTACGTTGACACCGACAACGTGAAAGAGGAGAGCATCGGCACGATTTTGTCGGAGGGCTACCGGGACGGCGATGATGTCCGTGCAGAAATCATCATCCACGACACCGACAGCCTGAAGAAGTACAAAATGCGTGAGCTGTCCTGCGGCTACAACCTGCGTCTGGACGAAACGCCCGGTGTCTGGGAGGGGCAACCCTATGATGCCATTCAGCGGGACATCGAAATCAACCATCTTGCCCTTGTCGATAAGGCGAGGGCTGGTGAACAGGCCCGGCTCAACATTGATGGGCAGGGCCACGACTGCATGAAAGGAGAAAAACTGAACATGGAAAAAACCACCAAGAGAACCGACGGTGCGCCCACCCCGGAGGAGCTGGCCGCTGCTGTGGAGGCGTTCAAGAAACGCCGTGCAGAGCGTTCTGGCGCTGCGACCGATGGCAGCGCTGCCGCAGAGCCGACCGCTGCACCGGGCGTTGCCGACAATGACCCCGCTGCTGCTCAGGATAAGCCTGATGCCGTGCAGATGGTCAAGGACCGCCGTGACCGCCGCGATTCTGAAGGTGACCCCGCCGATATGCCCGGCGCAATGGGTGTGATCGCACAGCAGGATGAGGACATCGACACTCTGCTGGGCATTATCGATGTTCTGAAGGCCGCTGGCACGACCACTGACGGCGCTGAGGGCGGCTGCGGCAACACTCAGACCGATGGCGACGGCGAGGGCGCTGAAGGCAACGCTGATGAAGGCGGCGACACCGCACAGGATAAGAAAGACCGCGCAGATTCCGACAATGACTTCCGTGAGCTGCTGTACGTTGTCCGTGTCGGCGACCGCCTGAACATGGATGGTCTGGAGGCAATGAGTGTCAAGGATGCCAAGAAGGCCGTTCTGGGCAAGCTGAAGCCCACACTGCATCTGGATGGCAAGAGCGCTGCCTATGTCAACGCAGCGTTCGACATGGCCGTTTCCGAGATGAAGGAGCGCAAGGATACCAACTATCAGCGTTCCCAGATGATGCACGGCGATGGCAAGCCCCCTGTGAAGCAGACTGGCTCCGCTTCCGAGGCTCGCCAGCGCATGATTGACCGCAGAATGAAGAAGGAGGAAAAGTAAGATGGGTGTTCAGAAAACCTACAGTTACGCAACCAGCAAGGGCGTTGCGGGCGGCATCTACGATATGTTCCACTACCCGGTGGACTCCCGTTTCAACGAAGAGGCGACCGGCAAGCTGCATTTCGGTGTCGGCGTTGTCACTGGCAAGGTTCCGGGCAGCGGCGTTGCGCTGCCGACCAGTGCAAGCACTGCTGATAACTTCGAGGGCGTTGTCATCAACGGCTTCGACCGCCAGCAGGATTTGGAGGGTAAGCTCTACGTCCTGAACAACCAGAATGTTGGCGTTATGCGCCGTGGCCGCGTCTGGGTGCGTCTGGCAACCGGCACTACACCCGCCTATGGTGATGCCCTGCACATGATCGTGGAAGGCGATGAAGCAGGCTGCTTCGCAAAGGAGGGCGGCATCGCAATTCCCGGTCGCTTCATCGGTGCGGCCAGCAATGGCGTTGCGCCGGTGGAGCTGTACGGCGTTCCTGCCGCAAGCGGCGCTGACGGTCATGCTGCATCCACCGACGATGCCAAGCCTACTGTCTGAGAGAAGGAGGACAAAATCAGATGAACACTAACCAGAAATCCATGAGATACGACCAGAACGACTACGATGCTCTGCTGCACTCCAAGATTCCGGCCGCTCTGGTCGAAACCCCGCAGATGAACTTCGATGACGCCAGCGATGCCTCCGTGTTCTTCGCCCGTGAGCTGGATTACGTCAAATCCCAGTCCTACGATGTGGAATACCCGGAGTTCACCGCGCTGAAGCTGTTCCCGGTCTCCAGCGAGATCAACCCCGGAGCCGAGACCGTCACCTACTACAGCTACGATAAGACCGGCATGGCGAAGATTATCAGCAACTACGCCACCGATCTGCCCCGGGCTGACGTGAAGGGTAAGCCCACCACTGCCATCATCAAGTCTCTGGGCGACAGCTACGGCTACTCCATTCAGGAAATGCGTGCCTCTGCTATGGCGGGTAAGTCTCTGGATGCCCGCAAGGCCGAGTCCGCCCGCTATCAGATCGACTACCTGAACAACAAGATCGCGTGGAACGGCGATGCCGAGACCGGCCTGCGCGGCGTTCTGTCCAAGGACAACGATGTGCCGCTGTACGCCCCTGCGGCCGGCGCAAAGGGTTCTACCAAGTGGGCAGACAAGACCGAGGACGAGATTCTGGCCGACATCACCGGTATGCTGAAGCAGGTCGCCCGCACCACCAAGAAGGTGGAGAAGCCGGACACTCTGGCCCTGCCTTCCGAGGCGTATATCGAGATTCAGAACCGTCGTATCGAAAGCACTGCCACCACCGTGCTGAAGTACGTTCAGGACAATATCAAGGATATTGCCCGTATCGTCTCCTGCCCGGAGCTGGACCCCGACAGTGTGGATACCAACCCCTATGCGGCAGAAAGCGATGGCAAGGGCGTTGCGCTGCTGTTCAAGAACGACCCCCGCAAGTTCACCATCGAGAACCCGCTGTCCTTCATGCAGTATCCCGTGCAGCCTGAAGGTCTGGAGATGGTCGTTCCCTGCGAGGCCCGCACCGCAGGCGCTATCATCTACTACCCCATGTCCATGCTGATTGCTACTGGCATCTGCTGATTCACCTGTGGAGCTGCCGTACGTTTGTGCGGCGGCTCCTATCTTTTTGTAAAGGAGCCATGATATGAAACTGAAGAATATCGGAAACAAAATCATCAGCATCGGCGCTACCGTGATCCTGCCGGGTGAAGCCAAGGAAGTCACCGGCTATGATGACAACGAAATCGTGAAGTTCTTCATCAGGCAGGGAAACCTGTCCGAGGTCAAGAGCCGCACTGCTGCGAAGGAGAAATAAGTCATGGAAGATGCCGTCAGAATTTTCAGGCTGGTTGCCACCGAGTTCGACGTGCTGAACGATGAGACCGTTGAGGAATGGCTGAACCTCACAGCGCCGCTCATCAGCAAGAAGGTGTTCGGGAAGCTGTATGACCAAGCCATCGCACTCCTGACGGCACATCGCCTGAAAATGGCCGGCTATGGCAACAACCAGTACGGAAGCGTAGGCGACGCTCTGCGCGTTGGAAGCTACACTGAAGGCGAAACGTCTGTCAGCTTCAACGTAAATCAGGGAACCAACCTGATGGCAGATGCCGAACTGGCGCTGACTCCCTATGGTCTGGAGTATTTGACGCTGCGGCGGCTGGTCGTGATCTCGATTCGCTCAGCGGGTGAGTGCCGATGACTGGCGGGTGGGACCGGCTGACCCCGGAAGGGGAAAAGTTCTTCCGCCAAATTGATGAGCTTCAGGACAAGGAAGTTTTTGTTGGATTTCAGGCTGGCAAGGTCACAGACGACCGGGGCGTTGATATGGCTCAAATAGCTATGTGGAACGAACTGGGAACTTCGACCGCGCCGTCCCGGCCATTTCTGCGAAAGAGCGTTGATGAGAATGCTGACCCCATCAATGCCATGTGCGCACAGCAGCTAAAGGCTATTACTGCTGGCGGAACGGCCGAGCAAAGCCTGAAGCAAATTGGTGTATTCGGCGTGGGCTTAGTTCAAGAGAAAATCGAGAGCGGCAGCTATGAACCGAACGCGCCCTCCACCATCCGCAAGAAGAAATCGGACAAACCGCTGATCGACACCGGCAGAATGCGGCAGTCCGTCAAATACGTCATTCGCAAGAAAGGAAGTGGTTGATATGGGGCTGGGCATTTTTCGCAGAGCATTTGTTGTGCGTCGCTTCGGCGAGGAGAACATTGTCGATGGTTATGGGGTTTCCGGGTATAAAGACTTCATCACGTCCCTGAATGTTCAGCCGCTCTCCAAAGATGAGCTTCAGGCGCTCCCGGAAGGTGAGAACACCGTAAAGCGCATGAAGGCTTTCGGTGATCTCGTTTTCCATACCGCAGACCGCTCTGTCGGCCGCAGAGCCGACTGGCTTTTCTATCAGGGGCGGATGGACCCGGAAGGACACTGGTATGAATGTGTCAGCTCGCTGGGGTGGGACCACACGATGGTGGGTCACTGCCGCAGCGAGTTTGTTCAGGTTTCAGCAGCAGAGGCCAACCGTATGCCGCGCCCTGAAATCCGAGCAGATGGGAAAGGTGGGTATTGCTGCGTATGACGCTTTCTGAACTGAAGAAGCTGCTTGTGCAGCTCACCCAAACGTACTTTGCTGGAGCAACCGTGACGTATGCCAAGCAGAGCTTTGTAGCAAAGCCCGGCAGTCCGCTGGTCACGCTGACCACCGGCTCCGTCAACCGGTCGAGAAACCCGCCGGTCAAAATCATTGAAGGCACACCGGTAGCCTTTTATCCTGCATCTGTTCCTGTGCAGATTGATCTGTTCACGCATGGCAGGCAGGAAGAAGTGGCACCGGGCTTCACCCCCATTGCCGAAAACACGGCTGAAGATGATATGCTGGCCTTTGAGAGCTTCCTGAACTCCCCGTTCGTAACGCAGTGGTGTCACCAGCATGACATCGCCATTGTCGTTCCTACAGCAGTTCAGGATTTGACCGATTTGGTGCATGATACCAACTACGAGTTCCGGGCAATGCTGGAAATCGCGGTTTATTTCACCATGACGGCCATCGGCATTACCGGAACGCTGGACATCGACAGCGTGAAGCATTCCGATGGCGAAGATGACATCCAAGCTGATGATGTCATCAACATTGAGCCGCAGGTAACCCCGACACCCAGCGGCGGCGGCAGTTCGGAGATGACTGCCCATGAGGGCGAATATTTCACGAATGCCGAGATAAATAATCGACCCGTAAAGGAGGAAAAAGATATATGAGCAATAGCCTCGATAGGATTTGTACCGTTGACATTTCGTTGGCGTCCCCCATCTCCAACGATGCCAACTTCGACAATATCCTGATTCTGGGTCCGGCCCCTGCAAATCCGACTGAAGATGTGCCTGCCGTTGGCGTGTATAACAGTCTGGAGGAGCTGACGGCGCTGGGCATCATCGCCACCGGCGAACGCGCTGACCCTGTTGGCGCAGCTGCGCGGGTGGCTTTTTCGCAGTCTCCCAGACCCCACGAGGTCTATGTTGCCTTTATGGGCGACATCGTGGACAAAGAGAGCGAAAACGCTGCATTGCAGACCGTAAGCGCCGTTCTGGAGAACGCGCTGGCCGTCAATGGCTGGTACTGCATCTGCCCGGTCGGTCTGGCAGATGAAAAAGTCAAGGAAATCATCCAGTGGACCGAAACCCAGAACAAGCTGTGCGGCTACATCGACAAGGACCCGGATAAACCCATTGTGGATGCCGGCCTTTATCTGCGCAGCTTCCCGTTCTTCCCGAAAGAAACGGCAGACCAGTTGGAGAACGACATCCCGGCTGAGAACCTGTACGGCATGGCTGTAGCTGCGGCCGTCAAGGCGATGAACTACCACGCCGGTCAGGAAACGTGGGCGCTGATGCCGCTTGCGACCGTTTCTCCTGCAAAGCTGACCAGCACGTTTATCAAGAAACTGGAGGCTGCAAATTTCAACTACGTCATTACCGTGGCATCCAAGAACATCACGCAGGGCGGCAAGACCGGCGGCGGTGAGTGGATTGATGTTATCCGCTTCCGCGACTGGCTCCAGAACGATATGCAGGTTCGTGTCGTGAACCTGCTCATCGTCAACCCGAAGATTCCCTACACCGACAACGGCATCGGCCTTGTTGAGAACCAGATGCTTGCATCCCTGAAGGACGGCCAGAAGTACGGCGGCATTGCTCCTACGGAGTATGATGCAGACGGTAATGCTATTCCGGGCTACACCACGTCTGTGCCGCTGGCAGCAGACCTGACCAGCGCCCAGAAGGCATCCCGTATCCTGAAGGACTGCAAGTTCTCTGCCCGCATTGCTGGTGCTATCCATGTGGTGGAAATCAAGGGTTGCCTGACCTACGAGAAGCTGTAAGGGAGGGAAAGTAAATGTCCAGCAAGATCAAGACCTACAACCCGAAGGAAGTTATCGTCACCTGTGGTACGCACATTGTCACCGGCTATGCAGATGACAGCTTCATCAGCATTGAGCCGAACGGCGACGGTATTACCAAAAAGACCGGCTGTGACGGCGAAATTGCCCGTTCAATTTCGCCGGACAACACCTACAAGGTCAAGCTCACCCTGTTGCAGACCAGCGACAGCAACTCGTACTTCTCCGGCATGGTCGATCTCGACCGCGACACCGGCAACGGTCTGTTCCCGATTCTGATTAAGGACCTGAAGGGCGGTCTGGTGTTCAGCACGGAAGCTGCATGGTGCGTGAAGAAAGCACCCGTCACTCGCGGCAAAGAGACCAACAACCGCGAGTGGGAGCTTGACACCGGCGATGCCACCATGAACGAGTAAGGAGGACGCCGATGAATAACCTGAAGCAGCTCGAAACCCGCGAAGTAACCGTGGGTGAAAACATCTTCTACATCCGTCCGCTTCCGGCGTTCAAAGCGGCGAATATGACCGGCGAACTGGCAGCGCTCGTTCTGCCGCTCGTATCTGGCCTTGCACCGATGCTGTCTGCCGTGGATACGGAAAAGGAGGGTAACGGTCTGCTCGACATCAAGGTAGAAGATGCAGCTCCCGCGATTGCGGGGGCTTTCTCTTCGCTCGATGGCGATAAGGTCGAGAAAATCCTGAAGCACCTGCTGATCGCGGGCAGCAACATCTCGGTGGAGCAGCCGGGCGAAAAGGTGCGCCTGCTTACGGAAGACCTTGCCAACGAGGTGTTCTGCACCGATGTGCAGGATATGTTCATTCTGGCGTTTGAGGTCATCCGCACCAACTACAACGGTTTTTTCAAGAAGCTCGGCGACCGATTTGGCAAAGTCGCCGAGTGGGCGGAGAGGACGATGGCTCAGGCCCGGAGCGCTACGGCGACCTCGACCTCAGCGGTTTCACAGAGCTTGAGCTGAGAATGTATATCCTCATCAAGGCCCGGCTGGCATCCATGTGGGAGCTGAAGAACTGCTATACACTGGACGAAGCTCTGAAGCTCTATGCACTGTACCGCATGGAGCAGGACGTGGAAGCCGGCCGAGTAGAGGATATGGCTAAGGAGGTGAGCTGACCGGTATGACCATACGCGACATCGGTATCCTGTTTGGCTACAAAGTCGATCAGGCCTCCGAGCAGAAGGTAGAGGGCAGCATCAAGTCGCTGAAGTCGATGGCCTCCAAAGTTCTCGGCGCGGTCGGTATTACGCTGTCCGTCGCGGGCATCAAGAGCGCCATTGATGGCTGCGTTGAGGTGGCATCCTCCATTGAAGAGATGCAGAACAAGTTCGATGTTGTCTTCGGCGATATGCGGAATGAAGTCGATAAATGGGCGCAGGAATACTCCGATGCTATTGGCCGCAACAAAAACGACATCAAGACCTACCTTGCCGATCAGCAGAACTTGCTGGTCGGCTTTGGCATGACCCGCCAAGCTGGCGCTGAAATGGCCGAGCAGATGACCTCGCTGGCCCTCGACCTTGCCTCGTTTGGTAACATGGACGAAACAGCGTCCGTAAACGCCATGACGAAGGCTGTCATGGGTGAGTCTGAAGCCGCCAAGACGCTGGGTGCGGTCCTGAACGACAGCACCAGAGCGCAGGCGATGGCTACGCTGGGCCTGAAGGGAACCTACGATAAGCTAGACCAGCTCACGAAGATGCAGGTCAACTATCAGGCTATTCTCCAGCAAAGCCCGGATGCCATTGGCGACTGCCAGCGCAGCCTCGACAGCTACGAAAGCACCAAAAAGCGGTACATCGCCAAGCTGAAGGAAATCAAAACGATAGTCGGCCAGTTCTTCCTGCCGACCTACCAGAAGATTCTGGGCATTGGAGCAAAGGGTCTGACGATGATTCGTGACTGGCTCCAGAAGCTCACCGACCTTACGGATAAGCTGGGCGGCTCACAGCGTGTGCTGTCTGTTCTGGCTGCGGCGTTCACGGCCATGCTCGTGGCGATGAACCTCAAGAAAATCGGAGCGGCCATAACCGGCTTTACGAAGCTGGCACGGGCAATAGGGCTGGGCCACGGAAAGGCGCTGGCCTTTTTTGCGGTCTTCCTGTTGCTGGCCCTCGTGATTGAGGACTTCATCTCGTTCATGCGTGGCGACAAAAGCCTGCTCGGAACCATGCTCGAACGAGCTGGCGTAGACTGCGAAAAGCTGCGCCAGAACATCGTCGGAGTATGGACGAAGATCAAGCAGGCCATCGGCTACATCGGCGAAGGCATCCGTAATGTGGTTGTTCCCATATTTGAGGGCATCCGAACTGCGGCGGTGGTGGCGTTTGAGGAGATACAGCAAGCCGTAGCCAAGGTAGCCCCCGGTATCGCTCAGTTCTTCAAGGAATTGTCGAGCGGGAAGGTTGATAAGAAAAAATGGACAGACATCGGTGAATCCATCGGCAGAATTGCCGTGGGCGTGGTGGCTGTCATAGCCGCTGTCAAGGGCATCTCGGCTATCTTTGGCGTGATTACAACCGTTATTTCTGTTGTGAAAGCGGTCATTTCCGTTATTAAGCTGGCCTTTGTTGTTGTAAAGAGCATCATCACCGTTATCAAGGTGGTCGGTGCGGTAATCTCTGTTCTTGCCAGCGCCTTCGGCCCGGTCATTCTGGCAATCGCCGCTGCAATCGCAATCGGCGTTTTGCTGTGGAAGAACTGGGACAAGATTCGTGAGGCAGCAGGCAATCTGCTGGAAGGCATCAAGGCTACGATTGGCAACGTCCGCGATGCCATTGTGACGGGCATCCAAGCGGCCATCGACTGGATAACATCTCTCCCGGCTGAAGCCCTGAAGTGGGGCTCCGACATCATCGACGGCATCGTATCAGGCATCCAGTCTGCGGTAGGTCGTGTAGGCGAGGCTGTAAAAGGCGTAGCCGATAAGATCAAGTCGTTCCTCGGCTTCTCGGAGCCGGAGGATGGCCCCCTGAGCGACTTCCACACCTATATGCCGGACATGATCGACCTGATGGCATCGGGCATCACTTCCGGCAAGAAGAAGGTGAAGGATGCACTGGAAGGCATGACCGGCGAAATGTCGGTCATCGCCAAGGCCAATGTGGTTTCCAAAGCTACCGGGCGGGGCGCAACCGGCAGAACGACCGGTGGACGCACTGTGACCCAGAACGTAAACATCAACAACCAGTTCAACGGCGACCGCGCCGGGCAGCAAAAGAGTTCTGAGGCTATGGATAAGGCCGCAGGCGATGCTACCGGCGAGATGGCCCGTGCGCTGGCATTTGCAAAGTAGGTGAGAGTACATGGCAAGAGCAAAACAGCCCGTCAGCGTCGATGACATCGAGTTTGATGCCCTGATCGACTCCGAAGAAGGCTATGAAGCGGATGTGCCTGAGTACCCGACCGAAAAGGGCTTCAGTGTAAGCGACACCATCGTGCTGAAAGCCGACACCCTGAACATGACGCTCTATGTGACCGATACGCCGGTGACATGGCGGAAACGTACAGGCTCCGGCCCCGGAAAAACGGAGGGCGTTGTTCGTCGGCTGAAGGACCTGTATTTCGCCAAGAAGATTCTCGAAGTCACGACCACTGACTGCGTGTATTCCAACATGGTGATTACAAGCATGAACATCAAGAAGTCTGTGGAGGTCGGCTACGCCCGTGAGATTCCGATAGCCTTCAAGAAGATCGAGGTGACGGAAACAGCCACCGCAGAAATACCGGCCAGATACGGCAAGTCGGGTAAAACAGGGAAAGCTGCTGGAAAAGCAAGCACAACCGCCGCAAGCACGGCGGGAAGCAGCTCATCCAGCGGTTCTTCGTCTGGTTCGTCCAGCTCCAGCAGGAGTTCTGTTCTCTATAACGCTGCCAGCAGCTTCGGCCTGCTGGGATAAGGAGGGCGTTCGTGGACTACTTCGTTATCGAAGTCCCGGACATGAACGACAGCGTTGTGAAGGTTTCCCTCCAAAGCAGGCTGTATCAGCTGCGTTTCACATGGAATGACACCGGCGGCTATTGGATGTTCGGGGTGATGGACTCGCTCGGAACGCCCATGCTGCTCGGTGTCAAGATGGTTCCGCAGTTTCCGCTCAACCTGCTGTTCGGCCGGGATGATATGCCCAGCGGCATCTTCGCTGTCCTGACCGAAAAGGAGAGCGTCGGTCGGCAGGATTTTGCCGATGGGACTGCTCGTTTTGTGTTTGTCCCGGCATGACGCTGGAACAAATCATCCGGTAAAATCAATTCTCATTTTGAACAAATATCTGAGGGTGGGTTTGACAATTCGTTCTCAGAAGGTTCCAGACAAATTTCCATATACTTTTACTGGTAAAGTCCGGGTTTAATCAGAGGCTTTTCAGAGGTTTTGGGATGAATGCCGTTCAAAATGGCCGATTTTACATGGAATCCGTTGGATTGTCCGCCGGACAGTCCTCGGACTGACCAAAACGGGAAACTTTCGCAAAACGCTCATATCATTGGTCACTTTCATTGCATTACCAGAACGGTAAGTTAGAATGAAGATGTGAACCGGGCAAACAAAAAAAGAACCAGCGGCTGGCTCGTCCAAAAGCACCGCTGGTTCCTACATCTTGCCCGGAACAATCCTGAGAAGTTCCGTTGACACGATTATATCATGTCAGCGGGCTTCTTGCAAGACAAAGGAGTGTGCTGATATGAGTGCTATGGACCTTGAGCGTGAGGTCATCCGTATGGGCGATGTCGGTGTCGCTATCGACATGGTAGACAGCAACCTTGCGGATGGCAAGCTGGAGCAGGCGGAACGTGCCGTTGTGATTCTCCGGGAAATCTTCAAAGCCCGCAATGACGGGCTGAGGAACAGCTTCTACGGAGGTGGGCGGAATGCGTGACAACTGCGTGATTTTCACGACACCGGAACGTCAGGAACTCCGGGTCGTGTTTGACCCGGACGGAACCCCGTTCTTCTGCGGGCCTGATCTCGCTGCGATTGCCGGGTATGAGCAGCCGAGGAAAGCCGTCACCGGCGGCAACAAGGGAGTGAACCGTATCGACTCCGTGCTGCGGAAGGTGCCTTGGGACAACGGGATGCGGAAAGGCCGCTGCGAGTTCACCTGCTTCAGTGCTGAGAACGCCGTGAAGCTCCTGTGCCGCAGACCGGCTCCGTATGCGGCGATTCGCTGGCTGGAGGATGAGGTCATCCCGAAAACACAGGAAATGGGCGAGGAAGTTGCGCGGGCTTACCCCGGATGGAACAAGCCTCCCCAGCAGAAGGAAAAGCAGGAGCAGGACGTAACGATTGTGGAAGTCCATCCAAAGCGGTTTCTGGAGCAGGTTCCGGCAGATGGCGGGTCGCTCATCGAAAGACTGGACAATATCATCTTGGAATGCGTTTTGCTGAAGAAGGAAATCAGCAAGGCAAAGTAAGAAACCTTTATGGGCTGCGGAAACGCAGCCTTTTTTGTTGCCATCGAAAGGGGAGGATGCTGTGAAGAATTTTGACAGGCAGTACCGCTTATCCGCTGGAAAGGCAGGCTCGACCGGATTTGAAATAGGCGGCGGCAAGCGACCGCTGCACGTTTCGTTCTCAGCGGAAAAGGCTGACACCAACAGCCAGAACACGGCAAAAGTGACCATCTGGAACCTGAGCGATGAACATCTCGCAGAATTGAGTAAAAATGACTGCGTGGTCGTGCTCCATGCAGGGTATGGCAACACCCGTCCGCTCATCTTCACCGGCGTAGTCACATTTGCTACGACAAAAGCTGACGGAGCAGACAGGTCAACGGAGATTGAGCTGGTGGATAACCGCATTGAAGTCCGCGACACCTACGTTTCCGTAAGCTATGCCGGGGCTGTAAACTGCAAGACCCTGATACAGGACACCGCAGACCAGATGGGCGTGACGGTTTCTTTCTCCTACAACGCAGAGTTCAAGGACATCCCGAATGGCTACAGCTATGTTGGCCCGGCAAGAAATGTGCTGACGAAAGCCTGCGAAACCAGCGGATTGACGTGGAGCATCAACAACGGCGTCCTACAGGTCAAAAAGCCGGGCGATACCATGAGCCGCGAGGTGTATGAGCTGTCGGCAGAAACCGGCCTGCTGGGCCTCCCTGAGCGTGTCCAAATCTCCAACGAGGACAAGGGGTACAGCTACGGCTGGGACGTGGAGTACCTGATGAACGCCGCCATCGGTCTGGACGATTATGTGTATCTGAATAGCAAGATGGTCAAGGGGTATTTCCGGGTCTACTCCGTCAGGATTGAGGGCGACAACATGGAAGGTTCATGGAGCTGTACAGCTCGTCTGCTGGAGGTGAAGCAAAAATGATGCAGGAGTTTGTTGACCAGATCAATAAGACTGCTCGCAGCGCAACAGACGATATGCACACAGCTTTGCCGGGCGAGATAAAAAGCTACGACCCGGGCAAGGGCGTCGCCACCGTGTTGCCGAAAGCAAAGTTCACAAAGCCAGATGGCAGCACGATGGACTTCCCGGAAATCTCCGGGGTCCCGGTTATGTTTCCGCAGAGCAAGAACGTCACGATTGCATGGCCCATTAAGAAGGGCGATGGATGCCTGCTGGTTTTCAGCGAACAGGCGCTCGATTACTGGATGTACGGCAAGGAAACTGACACCAAGCTGAAGTTCGACTTGACCAACGCCATTGCCATTCCAAACCTCACATCTGGCGGCAACAGCACCATGCAGCTCGCCTGCGATGAGGATGCCGTAGCCATTGCCGCAGGCGACACAAAAGCCAAAATCACGCCCAAGACCGCAGAACTGACTCTCGGTTCGGCCAAGGTCAAAGTGGAGCCGAGCCTTGTGCAGATCACAGTCGGCGGCACGGTGCTGGCAATTTCGCCCGACGGCGTGGACATCACCGGAAAGCTCACGGTCAAGGGTGGCATCACCGCAAGGGATGATGTCAAGGCATCCAACGGCAGTATCAGCCTTGCAAACCACGTCCACAGGGGCGACAGCGGCGGCATGACCGGGAAGCCGCAGTAAAGGAGGGAAAAGCGTGATAGACCTGAAGCTCGATGCCACCGGGGACTTAGAACTCTCGGCGGCAGGCGACATTTCAGCTACGGACAGCATCGTACAGGCTGTCCGCATTCGTTTGCTCTGGTTCTTTGGAGAGTGGCGGCTGATGCCTTCGCTCGGCTTTCCGTACTTTGAGAACCTGCTGGTCAAAAATCCGAATGAGTCCAAACTCCGACATCTTATCCGGGAAACCGTGATGTCTGTTGATGGAGTGACGGATGTATCGGAAATCCTGTTCAACATCGACAAGAAAAGCCGTAGGGCATCCGTGGAGATTACGTTCAACACGGATGAGGACAGCTTTAGAGAGGAGGTCAAAATCCCGTGGCAAAATATGGCCTGACCCCGCAGGGGCCAAATCCGAAACGCCTTGATGTCATCCTTGAGGATATGCACAGCAAGATGACAGACCGCCTCGGCGTAAATACCCGGCAGAACCCGCAGTCTTTGCTGAATCACATTCTGAGCAACGTCGCAGATGAGATTGCAGAGCTGTGGGAATTTGGCGTAGATGTGTACCACTCGCAGTACACATCCAGCGCCACCGGCGTAAGTCTGGACTATGCTGCACAGTTTGGCGGCTCCACCCGTGAAATGGCAGCGAAGTCCTATTACAGCATCCTCTGCACGGGTTTGGACGGAACAACCATTCCGGCAGGAACGGTGATTGCATCCGACACAAACCCGGCAACCAGTCTGACAGCTACCGCAGATGCAACCATCACGAGGTCGGCTTTCAACAAGGCCACCGTCATCCTTGCATCACCGGCGGCTACAACGGCCCTTGGGGTGGCTCTTAACGGAAACCTATACACCATCACCCCTGACCCCAAACAAAGCACCAGCGAAGCCCTAGAGGCTCTGGGAACAGCCATCACGGATAAGGACTTCCATGTGACGGTCATCAACGACACCATCGTGATCGAGGCGGTCGATGAAACCAGCTCCAATACGCTGGTCCTGTCCGAAAACCTGACCACTGTTTCCGTGGGCAGCATCGTCACATTCGGGACTGCCGAGCCGGGCGACATCTTCATTCCGAATGGCGTAATCACGAAGATCACGAAAGCTGTTCCGGGCATGGAGTCCGTGGTCAACGTGGGAAGCTATGTTGCCGGTCAGCTCGCAGAGAGTGATGTGGAGTTCAGAAAGTCCTACACGAACAAAATCTACAACCGCTCGTCTGCCATGCTGGAAAGCATCAAGAGCGCCATCCTGAAGAATGTGCAGGGTGTGGTGAGCGTAGCTCCCTATGAAAACTGCACAAATGAAGTCGATTCTGCCGGCCGGTGGCCGCACAGCATCGAAGTTGTAGTCGAGGGCGGCGACGCAACGGAAATTGCCCAGCAAATCCTGAACACAAAGGCAGGCGGCATCAATACTTTCGGCAGAGTAGAAACCACCCTGCACGGCGTTTACGGCGAAGACATCGTGGTGCGCTTCAACCGGCCGACGTACGTCAAGGTCTGGTTCAAGGTTGGCGTCACTCTGAGCCCGAACACAAATCCGCCTACCAACTATGTCGAGCTTGTCAAAGAGCAGATTCTGGAGAAAATGAGCGCACTGGGGGCGGGCGAGAACGTCATCCCGCAGAAGTTCAACCTTCAGGTGTCTGGCATCGACTACATCGACGTATGGTTGTTTGCAACACCGAATGACGGCGATATGCCCACTGGCTACACCCAGCGCAGCGTGTCCATCTCGGCACGGGAGCGGGCCGTTACGGACGAAAACAGGATTGAGGTGGTCATGGATGGCTGATTACGTCCAGAAGCTCCGGGATGATCTTGTGGAGCAGTTCAAGGGCAAGCCGGTCATCGACGCGCTCATGGAGGCCGTTGGTGATGAGCTGAACGAGGTTCGACAGTTCTACGAAGACCTGCGCGACAAGCGGAATATCCAGACCGCAGTTGGGAAGCAGCTTGATGGCATCGGTGACAATGCGGTTCTGACCCGCCTTGAAGCCGGTGCTTTGGCCTGCGCCAAAGAATCTGTGTATGTACTGGATGATGATGCCTACCGGACGTACCTGATATACAAAATCTGGAAGAACACCAACAACTGCACCTACTATGACATCATCCGGGCGTTCAAAATGTTTTGGGATAAGCCCCTGCATTACCGCGAGGACCCGGCCATCCCGGCCACCATGATTTTTGAAACCGATGCCCTGACACCGGAGGCTGACGTTTCAAAACTGCTGAACGCTCCGTTCATCAAGGCGGCGGGTGTGGCAATTCTGGTGGTGGCGAACACCGCGGCTCCTGAAATGGTCGCAGATGTGCCGGTCGAGGGCATTCTGGGCCGGGGCTATACGACAACGACCCTGCCGGAGATTGAAACCGGCGAAGCATTCATCGACACTGTGCTGCCGGTCCCGGCTGCACAGAACATCACGCAGACAAAACTGCCTGAACTTGAGGAGGATGAGTTATGAGCTACTATGGCTTTGTTGTTACTGACAGCGGCCGAGAGCTGATTGCCAAGCTGGTTGCCGGGCAGCAGCTCCCGATTTCCAAGATTATGGTGGGCAGCGGCACTATCCCGGATGATGTGAAGCCGGCCACAATGACCGCGCTGGTCGAGCCGGTGGCCGCTGGCACATCGACCGCCCCGGTCTATGATGGGGCCAGCGTCCGCATGATCGTGGAGTACCGCTCCGACCTGAACGGCGGTCTTGACCACGGATTTTGGCTCCGGGAGTTCGGCGTGTTTGCCTTTGACCCGGACAAGGGTGAAGTCCTCATCTACTATGGCACGCTGGGTGACTACCCGCAGTACGTCAGCGCTGCATCCAATACCGGCGTGGATGTCCGCCGCTTCCCGGTGTGCATCGTCATCGGCGAGGGGCTGGGAGTCACCGTAGACTACAAATGCGAGGCGTGGATGACGGCGGAAGATGTGGAGCAGTATTGTTCGGTCACGATGCTCCCGGCATTCCTGAAGGAAGCGCAGAAGCTCGTGGATGCCCACAACGACGATGAGGAGGCCCACCACTCCATCCAGAACAGCATCTCCGACGTGTCCGCCCGGCTGGCTCTGCTGGAGCTGATGTTCAATACCTCCGTCACCGGCAATCCGTTCACGGTCACATTTGAGACGCTGGACGGCACGGTGGTAGAGGGCGTCTGGAACACCACGGCAAAGAGGATCGAGTTCTGATGGAGCACATTGAATTTTCATGTCCGCCCGGTGAGCTGTCCTGCATCATCGGGAATTTGTTCGTCAGCCTTGAACCTCCCTGCAAATATGTGCGAAGTACGCACCTGATGCTCTGCGGCATCACTCACAGCGGAAACAGCGGTCGCCTGACTGTTTTGGGCGACCGCTGCTCTTTCTATGGGCTTGCCAGCGATTTGGAGGCTGCGAGGAATGGCCCCTGCCTCGAAAGAAGGTGTGACCGTGGCTGACAAAGAATATCTCCTCGGAAACAAGGCACGGGAGCTGCTGAAATACACGAACCAAGCGACGAAAACGGTGGCCGAGGATATTTCACGCAAAGACGTTCGGCAGATTTTCCAGAAGATAGCCGCGCTTGACGACATCCGGGACGTCCAGAAGGTCTGCTCTGAGTCCATCGCATATCTCGACCGAACGCACCGGGAGGGCTTCACAAAGGCGCTCTACCGCTGCTACGGCGAAGATATGCGTCTGATTGCCAAGAGCATCGTTCGGGACATTCACGCGGCCAACGGAAAGATGTTCCAGACTGAGTACGAGGAACGCCTGCGGCTGCTTGGCGTAGTCCTCGACGAATGCTCTTTGCTGAATGAGTATATCCAGCTCGTTCTGAACGACGGAGTTATTTCCATAAGCAAAAGTGCCGTCTGGACCCGGAAGGTTCAGGACGTAAAGAATATGGTTCTGTCGTGGAAGCAGAAGGACACCGCCCGCGCGGAAAAGCTCCGGGAGCAGGCCCGTCAGGCAGAACTCAAGCAGCAGGCGGCGATGGTAAAGGCTATCGTCCGCGAACTCCTGAAAGAACAGGAAAAATCAAGGTATCCTGCGGGTTTCCCGCTTGATATAGGGTGCGACTCGAATCGGCCACCAACTGGTGGCTCCGCTCTCCGAACTGCAACAACTCCAACAACGCCCTGTACGTCAACTCCAATGGCGACTGGAACAACAACAACTGCTCCAACTCGAACGGCATCCGCCCCGCTCTGATGGAAAAGCGAGATGAGTAACCCGGCAACGGGCGAAAACAGTGCACCCATCATCAAAGGGAGTCGCATCCTGTCGGAAGCCTTTATGGCGGACGATAAACACATCATACCGAGGCAGGCCGTCCTCTGCGGGCGCAGCCTGCTGCCGCGAGGAAGCGGACCGGTATTAGACGAACACCCGGCTGGGAGCTTCCTCTACCACCTCAGCCGGGGGAAGAAAATAAGTGTGAAGACACATGACATATCAGGAAATGTGCGAGTTCCAGACCCTCTATGAGGCATATCTGGAAGCGCGAAAGGGTAAGAGGAGCAAGCCGGGAACGGCTCAATATGAGGCCAACGCTCTGATTTGCACCGATAAGCTATCATACGTTCTGAACCAAAAGACCTACAAGCCCAGTGGCTTCGAGGTCTTTTATGTTTATGAGCCGAAGAAACGGCTTGTGCAGGCTCCCGCTTTTGTAGACAAGGTGGTCCTCCATGCACTGACGGACAATGTTTTGTACGACGCGATCTGCACCAGCTTCATCCGCGACAACCACGCTTCGCAGCGCGGAAAGGGGACACTGGATGCCATCGTGCGCCTGAAGGGCCACATGGTCGATTACTACCGCAAGAACGGCAGCGCGGACGGATGGGTGCTGAAGTGCGATGTTCACCATTTCTTCGCCTCCATCGACCATGACATCCTAAAAGCAAAACTGCGGGCCTTGATGCAGAAGCGCGGCGTAGATATGGCGTTCTATGACCTCATGTGCATCTACATTGGCAAGACCGACGGCCTGCCCCTTGGGTATCAGACCAGCCAACTGCTCGCCCTGATGTTCCTTGATGAGTTCGACCACTACATCAAGGAAACACGGGGTTGCCGCTATTATGGACGCTACATGGATGATTTTTACATCATTGCTCCGACCAAACGGGAACTTCAGCTTTTGCTGAAGGACATTGAGCGCTGGATGGCTGACCTCGACCTCGAACTCAATTCTAAGACAGCAATTTTCCCCTTGAAAAACGGGCTGGACTTTCTGGGCTTCCATAGCTACCTGACGGAAAGCGGAGCCTGCGTCCAGAAGCTCCGCCGCTCGGAGATTCAGCGCATCCAGACCCGCGTCAAATACTGGGAAAAAGCCTACCCGGCAGGGGAAGTGACCAGAGAAGCTGTTATCACCAGCTTCGTAGCGTGGGATGCCTTTGCATCCTACGGTGACACCTACGCATTACGGCTGAAATATGCCAAGAAGGTCTCGGCAATCATCGGCGTGGACGTAAAGCCTCGGAGGAAAATCAACTCCACGAGGAGCGTCCGCGCCTTGCGCCGGGTAAAGCAGGAACAGAACATCCGCCGGAAAAGAGGTGACATTACGCCCCGCAAAGACCTGTTCCGGCCCGAACCGCGTCCCGACATCATTCCGCCGTGGATGTAATACGCAACAGGAGGTTCTTTTTTATGGCTTATGTGGCCTTGAGTTCCAAAGCAATCGGCAGCACCATCAAGCTGAAAGTAAATGGTTCTGCCAAAGATTTCATCGTCGTCCATCAGGGCAAGCCGTCCAGCGTCTATGACGATAGCTGCAGCGGTACTTGGCTGCTGATGAAAGACATCTACGAAAACCGCCAGTGGCATAGCTCGGACACTAACGACTACGCCAACAGCACTATCCATTCGTACCTCAATAGCACCTTCCTTGCGATGCTCGACTCGAACATTCAAAAGGCAATCAAGCAGGTAAAACTCCCGTACCGCAAAGGCAGCGGCACGTCCACGACCGTTACCAGCGGCTCGAATGGCCTGCCTGCGAAGATTTTCCTGCTCAGTGCGACCGAAATGAGCTTCAACTTCTCCTATATGCCGAGCGGTGAAGGCGCGGAGCTGGCCTATTTCAAGGGCTGCGCGGACAACAGCTCGGATTCTAAGCGTGTCGCATATCTCAACGGTTCGGCCACCAACTGGTGGCTCCGCTCTCCGTACTGCGTCAACTCCTACTACGCCCTGTACGTCAACTCCAATGGCGACTGGAGCTACAACTACTGCTCCCTCTCGGGCGGCATCCGCCCCGCTTTGATTTTGCCCTCTACTCTCTTGGTGTCTGACGATGGCACGGTCTCGACTAACACAGCACCCTCGACTCCGGGGAGCATTTCCGTTCCTTCGTCCATCATGGGCGGCACGAACATCTCGATCTCGTGGGCAAAAAGCTCTGATGCTGAGAGCAATCTCGCCGGCTACAAGGTAGAGCGTTCGACCAACGGCGGCAGTTCGTGGAGTCAGATTTATCAGGGTACGGCCACCAGCACCACGAACAACGTCGCCTTCGGCACCACGTCCGTGATGTACCGCGTCAAGGCATACGACACCGAGGGTCTGGAGTCTGGCTGGCGCACCAGTTCGCAGGTAACGGTGGTCAACAACAACGCCCCGTCTGCGCCGCCGTCCATCGCGGTGCCGAATGATGTCAAGGGCGGCAGCACACTGGTGATCTCGTGGACTGCGGCCAGTGACAGCGATGGCAACCTGAGCGGCTACATTCTGGAGCGCAGCACCGATGGTGGCTCCTCCTACACGCAGGTGTACAAGGGCAATGCGCTGACCTACACCGACACCATCACCAAGGGCTGGTCCACCGTGATGTACCGTGTCAAGGCGTATGACAGCTATGACGCTCAGTCCGGCTACACCACGTCCACCAAGCGCACGGTCGATAACAACACCGCGCCGACTATCACGACCTCCAGCGCAGCCAACCTCGGCACGAAGTCCAGCGGCTTCACCGTCTCGTACTCCGTGGATGATGAGGACGCGGTGGACACCCTGACCGTCACCGAAAAGCTGGACGGCACGACCAAGCGAACCTACACCGCGACCCGCAAGGCCACCAACAGCTTTACCGTCACCGGTGAATATTTCCAGAAAATTACGAACGACAGTCACACCATGACCGTTACCGTGACCGATGGCAAGGCCACCGTCACCAAGACGTTCACCTTTACGAAGGCCGTCACCGCCGCCAGCATCACGCTGGCGCAGCCGATGGAAGCGGATGCCCAGATCACGCTCTGTGCTATCACCGTGGGCGGTCTGATTCCAGCCGGTGCAGTTTTCAAGGTGGAGGTCACGAACAATGGCAAGGATAGCTCGCCGGTCTGGGAGGATATTACGACAAAGTCCCGCGATGGGCGAAACCATCTGTTTGCAAACCAGACTGCGGTCAACGGATTTGCGTTCAATTTCCGCATCACCGTAGAACGCGGCGTAAGCGGCGAAGGCGGCTACATCGCTTCGATTCAGGGAGGTTTCCAGTAATGGGTTTGAACAGAGTAAGAGTCGATTCTGTAGCTAAGTTGCAGAAGAAGAAAACGATGGAGGAATTGCAGGAGGAGAATGAGGCCCTGAAAACCAAGGTTTCTTCTCTGGAAACCAACCTCGATAATACCCAGATGGCGCTGTGCGACGTGTACGAACAGCTCATCGCGGTCACATCCGCCGCAGATAAGGAGGCGTAATCATGGCAGAAGTCTATGCAAACCTCATCCGCCGGGGGCGGAAAACCATCGAGCAGGTGCCGGCGCTGATTCGGAAGCAGGCTGAGGAAATCCTGAAGGACCTCGAAGTCGAGGTCGAATGATCGCGAGGGAGTCGGGAAACCGGCTCCCCTCATTTTTGTAGGACGATTGAAAGGAGGTTCAGATGGACCAGCCTGTTACGCGAGCCGAGCATGAGGAGTTCAAGCGTCGGCTCGAAGAGGAAAATGCCCGTCAGGACAGACGAATCGCCTTGCTGGAGGAAAGCGTAAGCAAAATGGGCGCACTGTCCACTTCGGTCGAGAAGCTGGCCCTGAGTATGGAGAGCATGGTCAGGGAGCAGGAAAAGCAGGGAAAACGGCTGGAAACTCTGGAGAGCCGCGATGGAGAGCTGTGGCGTAAGGCCGTCGGCTATGCAGTAACGGCCATCATCGGTGCTTTTCTCGGCTATGTGTTCACCCAAATCGGTTTTTAGGAGGTGCGCAAGTTGAGCATCATTACGTTCCAGCGCGGGGATAAGACCGCGCTCACCAAGAACTTTACCAAGTCTGAGTTCGAGTGTCCCTGCGGCTGCGGACAGCAGTCGGTTGACACGGAGCTGGCCGAAAAGCTCCAGCTCCTCCGGGACAAGGTAGACCGTCCGCTGAAGATCACGTCTGGCTACCGCTGCATCACGCACAACGCCAGCAAGGCCGTGGGCGGAAGCCCGAACTCCAAGCACCGCTACGGCATGGCAGCGGACTGGAGGACGGAGAATCGGAGTATCAACCCTGTGGCACTGGGCATCCTTGCTCAAGCCGTGGGGTTCGGCGGCATCGGCATCTACTGGCACAGCCGTGGGGCCTTTGTCCACGCCGACACCCGTAGCACGAAAGCAACGTGGCTCTGCACCACGCCGGGAAAGTACCCCAGCACGACCTACAACAAGTTCGTGCTTCCCACCATCCGCCGGGGCTGCACTGGGGGCGCGAACCGCAGTGCGACGATCATGCTCCAGAAGCTCCTGAAGCTGAAGGCTGATGGCCTGTTCGGAGAGGGGACGGAAAATGCCCTGATGAGGGCGCAGGAGGCGCATGGCCTGACCGTGGACGGAATCTGCGGCCCTGCATCGTGGAAGGCGCTGTCTGGCGCTGATAAGTACCTGTGAGAGGAGATAAGACCTATGACGAATAGCAAAGTGTCCATCGCTACGCTGGCTCGTACGGCCGCTCTGGCGTTTGCTCTGGCAAATCAGGTTTCCAGTACCGCCGGGAAGCCCCTGCTGCCCATCGAAAGCTCGGAGGTCGAGCAGTTCGTGACCACCGGCCTGACCATTGCCGCCAGCGTCGCTGCTTGGTGGAAGAACAACAGCTTTACCGCCGCCGCCATCGAAGGTGATAAGCGGATGAACAGCCTGAAGAATCAGGTTCACTGAATGAAAGGAGTAACCGAATATGAATGAGTTTACGAGAAGTCTGCTGTACGTTGCCCTGCTGGTCTGCGTTCCCATCGTGACCGCCTGCATCAAGAAAGGCATTGCAGTTGCCGTTGATGCAATCAACGCCCAGACTCAGAACATCAAGGTGCAGCGGCTCGCCCGGGAAATCGGCGATGCCGTTGCCAATGCCGTGGCCGCGATGAACCAGACCTACGTCAACGACCTCAAAGCCGCCGGGACGTTCAATGAGGCCGAGCAGAAAGAAGCTCTCATGCGGGCCGTGTCTGCCGCTCTGAAAAGCATGAGCCGTGACGCACAGGACTACATCAAGAGTAACTTCGGCGATACGACCCAGTACCTCGAAAATCGTATTGAGGCTCAGATCGACGCCAACCACGTTGCCGCCAAGCAGGCTGCTGTCCAGAATACGCTGAATCTGGGCTGAGTCAGCGCAAAGTCAGCGTAAAATGATAATCCCCCTGTACCATGACCCGTAAAAAGGCTGGTGCAGGGGGATTTTTTTGTTTGCACGGAAATTCCGATGGAACAGCTCCACCAGAAAAATCAATTCTCAAAATAGCCAAATTTTGTTATGTACTTTTGACAAATCCTTCTCAGAAAGTTCCAGACATTTTCCAATACACTCTTACCCGTAACCAAAACGTAAATCCAGAGGCTTTTCAGAGGCTCCCAGCGGCTCGGCATCAAATAGCCAGTGGATATAAAAAATATTTTGAAAAAATTAAAAAACAGATTGACTTACCAGTTGGGTAAGTTATAATGATACTAAGATAAATTACCAAAAAGGTAAGTTATCTACAATTACCGGCATCCGGCTGGTAAGTTGGAAGCACGAGCAGGAGGTGTAGCAAAATGAAAGGTGAGTGCAGTATGACAGCTCTGGAAGCCTCTCGTCTGATCGACTGGCTGAAAGCTCACGGTCATACGGACGAGGAAGCGACGCAGTGTATCAAGTGCATTGCCGGAGTCCTCGACCCGCAGACCGAGGAGCCTAAGAAACAGTAAAGGCTAGGTCCCCCACAAAGTTTGACAGCCACGTGGGAACCTAGCCGGTCGGAACGGGATGGGACCTGCCCCATCTCGTTTCGATTTTATCAGTATAGCAGGGGAAAGTCAAGAGGTTCATAGCTATGTTTGATTTGCGTGAGCATAAAGGCCTCATTCGCCGTTTGGTTTCCGAGGCAAACAAAAATGATGCCAACTGGCACTGGTCACTAAAAGCTCTCAGCAAGACCAAAGCCAGCATTTTCTGGAGCTATCTGGAGTACGAAGGCCATAAGCCGTGCTTTACGATTGAACTTGTCGAGGACGACGATGGCTGCTTGATTTATGCGAAGGATGAGCACGGAGACACACTCAACTTTGAGATAGTTGAGTGTGTAGGTCTTCCTCGCCTGAACACCCCGATTGATGAAGCCATCAAAATGATGGCCTATTCGATTATCAACACCGCCCATGAGTGCTACTGAGCGCACAGCCCGCCGATATGCTTCCTCCATCGGGTTTGCGGTGACCGGTAGGCTGGCCCAGAAGCCCGAATGGGATGGAAGGTTCCAGAACCCGGAGATCGGACTGGACGGTGAGTACCGGGTTCTGGTCGATGAGGGAGGGAACGCCTACTACGTCAACGGCTGGCAATGTGTCATCATCGACCCGGAGGGCATAGTCTTTTGACCGCAGGTAAAGCCCCGGACGTACTCCGTAAAATTTTTCGATAAATCTTCAAATTTCGTTTGACACCAGAGGTGGGTAAGTTAGAATGAAGATACAGAAAAACATACCAAAACGGTAAGATTGTGGAGGAACAGACGATGATGAAACTCGAAGCTATGAAGTCTTACATCCGTGAGAACAACCTCACCCACTTGGTCAAGGAACTTGTTACTGGAGCCGACATGGATGTCGCATCCGCTGTTGAGTACGTTTATGATATGAAGACGCTCAGCAAGGCTCAGTTCGCAAGCAAGTACTTCGGCTGATTCGAGAATGGAGGCGTGGAATATGAAGAACGAGTACATCGTAGCGATTGACTACAGCGCAAACTACAAGCCGATGACCATTGATTACAAGATGCTGAAGGCGGAGAACCTGCTGGATGCCATGAACGAGGCCGAGCAGTACATGGACAAAGAAACGGTCTACCTTCTCAAGATCATGAAGCGCAGCGGGGCAGCTCACAAAGTCAAGGGCGTGGATGCACGAGAAGCCACCTACACCGACGTTCTCACCAACCGGGGCAATGGCTGGCACAGCACCGATGTAGCTCACTGCGAGCAGCCTTGGATGAGCCAGATGTGGATGTACAGCAACGGTTTTGTTGACCTCTACTACTGCGAGGAAGTCCGACCCGCTTGTACGACATCCTGATGAAGTGAGGAGGTGTAAACGATGCGTTACCAGATTGTTTACTGCAAGCGGGGCTGGCCGCTCACCATCTGGGCCGACAACGTGGACAGGGCACGGAAACTAGCCGAACAGCTCCGCAGCACTGGCTATTCCGTCGATGTGTGGCAGCACACCAAAGACGGAGCACAAAAAACCAACATCTAACCTCGCCTGACGATGGCCTCTGGCAAAGGCCGAAACGCCCTGCTGGGCGTCGCGGGAGCCACCCGTAAAGAAATTGATACTATGGAGGTTTTAGCTATGAAAAACGAGAACATGACCGCTGAGGTGACCCGTGAGTGGGAGAACGACCCGAACTGCTTCCTGCGGATGCTGAACAGCCCCGCACAGCAGCGGAGCCGCGCAGCCCGCCGCCAGAAGGATGCCGACCGGGAGCGCTTCAACAATGTCCTGAACGCCGTTGCCATCGGCGCAGCAGCCTTCGCCGTCACCCTGCTCGTTATCTGCTTTGTTCTCTGATGGAGGATGGCAATGAATCCGATGTATGATTGCTCCGGCCGGCTTGACCGGTTCGGCGGTATGACGGAGCCGCCTGATGATTACTATTTCTCGCACAGAGAGTCTGATGATTCCTGCAACGAACAAGTGGAGGAGGACTGTGACAATGAATAACTCGCGGCGCAAGCGTATCAGCAAGATTGCAGATGCCCTGAATGAGCTGAAGGGCCAGATTGATGAGCTTTACGAGGAGGAGCAGGAAGCCTTCGAGAACATCCCTGAGAGCTTGCAGGGGACTGAGCGGTATGAGGTTGCAGAAAATGCGGTCGATATGCTCGAATCTGCATCCTCCGGCCTCGAAGATGTCATCTCGTTCCTCGGAGACGCGGAGGGCTGATTTATGGGACGTGGCAATGTTTATGTGACCGGCTCGTATGAGGGTCTGTTCTACATCGACAACGATGATCTGCAGGTCTGGCGTAAGGACGGCCCTGACGGAAAGGAGCCTGAAATTCGGATGATGGCAGACATCAGCCTTGATGAACTTGTTGCCGATGACTGGTACGTTGATGAAATCGAGAGCAGCTACAAGGAGGAAGACGTTCTCAGATGCTTCTGCGCCGAACTGCGGAAGCTCTGCCTCAGCTTCCAGCCTGCGGCCAACTCGAACGTCTGGCTCGGCAATGAGCGCCGGGTCATCCTCGAAAATGAGCTGTTTTACATCTGTGTGGAGGACAACGAGTGGTCGCTGGCCGTCGAGCTTGTCCAGAAAGACGGCTACTCCGACTGTCAAAGCGCATGGCTGGCCGGCCTTCAGAAACGGCGCTATCGGGAATACCTCGATAACATTAAAAAGGCCCTGCTGGCCCGCCTGCCCAGCATTGGCGTTCGCACCGGGCCGTGGACTCACGGAACTATCACCAGAGAGGAGGCTGGCGTATGCTGAGTGACATGATTGATGATCTCGTCCGGGCCGACTGCCCGCAGGAAAAGGAAGCAGCTTACCGGCAGCTCGAAAAGCTCGGCGTTGACCGCATTACCGCTGATGTCATCGCCGATGAGCGCCGAAATGAGGCGCACCTGTGAGCCGCTATATTCCCCCTGAGGAGATGAATGAAGCTCAGATCAGGGAGCAGTTGGATGCTGAGTATAAGCACTGGGATGACCTGAAGAAGAACGGCTGTTCTGACCCTGCATGGCCGGATGGCGTGAATCTGAACCTTGTTCGGAACCACATCATCTACTGGTATCGGCTCCTGCGGGAACGTACCAGCCAGACCGTGCAGCTCTCGATGTTCGACGCTGGTATGGATTTGAGGAACGAGCGGCCACTACCGCCGGAGCTGCCGGACAAGTACATGGTTCCGACCGGGAAGTACCGCGACCGGCTCAACAAGACGTGGACGGGCCTGATTTTTGACCCGACAATTTGAGGAAAGGATGAAGTAAGATGACCAATGAAAAGAAGTTCGAGGTTCATGCAGAGATTACGGTCCGGCTGACCCAGCAGGATGTTGATGACATCATGGTTTCTGCGTTGGAGGGCGGCATCAACTACTGGTGCAGGCGCGTTGTTGTGCAGGGCAGGTATCTTGGGGAGTACGCAAGCGACCAGATTTCTCGCGGTGGGCAGCTTGCCGTTTGGCTCGAAGAACCGTTTGAGGATGACAAGACTTGTTATATGCTCGATCTCGACAAGTTTCTCGCTGGATTTAAGCAGTGGCTCGAAAATTGCTACGCCAACTGCGATGTTGTGGACAGCACAGATGGCTCCGTTGACTGCGGCCAGATTGATGCCACCTGTGCGGACGAGATTGTCCAGCACGCACTGTTTGGCGATTTGGTATTCGGCTGAGGGGAGGCAAAATGATGATGGCATGGTTGATCGTGGTAGATCAGTGGCTCGAAGCGGCCACGGACATCCTCTGCGCTGCCTTTTGGGCAATCGTCGGGGCGATGGCTGTTGTGGGCTTGGCGAGGCTCTTTCTGGGGAGGCGTTGGTAATGAGAACACTGAGAGAGCGTGATGCGCTGCTTGAAGAATTGTGGAAGAAGTTCGGGGATGTCCCTATGGACCCCTCCACCGAAACGATGGAGGCCCCGTTTCTGGATTTCCCGGCAGGAACCAGCCGCGTTGACATCTGGCGCTGGTTTGATGAACGGCATAGCAAGGGCATTGCCTACTTGCTTTACAACGAGGATGCCTCTAACGCGGCAAGCATCACGAGCCTGCTGCACTGCCAGAAGCTCTGCACTGAATGCTGTTCTGAAACCTGCGTGTTCAACTCGCAGGGCATCTGCATGGCCCCGTTCCTGACTGGGAAGAAGCCGGGCATCCATGATGATGGCTGCACCGATTACTGCCCGAAGCCGCTGGATGGCTGTGAGCTGGTTCGCTCCTACTCCGAGCATGAGCTTCGGAGCTATGAGGAGGACGTTCGGGAACATATCTCACAGTTCACCGACGAGGAGCTTATGGAAGCCTATGAGCTTGACCGCACGACGCTCAATGCGCTCGCCCCGCGTGCGGCGGTCTTGATGCGGAAGTACATTGATAATGACGATAGCTGGACGTACCACCGCGATTATGCAATCTCGGAGGCCGTCAGCGAGTATAAGGAGGACAAAGACAATGGCTGAGAAAATGATGCCCTATGCGCTGCGAATGACGCTGGCAGTGCTTGCAAATAAGCCCGATGATGCCCGCAGCATTTCTGCCGAGTGCGTCACCGCGATGACCAAAGAGCTGATGGGCGTTGTAAGCCGGTATGACCTGATGGACTTCCCGTTCATGGTTGCTGCCCTGCGGCTCACCGCAACCTCGCTGGAGTCCCTGCTGGATGAGCACGGAAAGGGGATTGCCGATAACATCGTCGCCAACACCACCTGCATCACCATTGATGCTTCCGAGCTGAAGCGTCAGGCAAAAGAGGAGGAGTGAGGATATGGAAATCAAGCGCGGCGACATTTGGTATGTGAGCAAGGACAACTACACCGGCTGTGAGCAGGCGGCTGGACGCCCGGCAATCATCGTCTCCAACGAGAAGAACAACGCCTGTGCAGAGACGGTAGAGGTCGTATACCTGACCACCCAACCGAAGAAAGACCTGCCGACGCACGTTCTCATCCGCAGCTCTGAACGTGAAAGCACTGCCCTCTGTGAGCAGATTACGACCGTATCGGTTGACCGCCTGCTGGGCTACAAGGGCCACCTGACCCCGGCAGAGATGACCAACGTGGAGGTTGCAATGCTGATCTCGCTGGAGCTGGAAGTTGGAAAGCCCGTAGAGAAAATCGTGGAGGTCACGAAAGAAGTTCCGGTCATCCGGGATGTCAAGGTGCCTACGCCGGCGTCAAATCCGAACATGGCTGCGGAGCTGGCCGCAGCGAAAGCCAAGTGTGAAATGCTCCAGACCATGTACGAGAGCCTGCTGAATCGGGTTCTGGCTGGAAAGGCAGGCTGATGGTATGCGAGCATCTGATATGGTACGCGCAGCCCTTGCTGGAGCCGGGAAGACTCAGAAAGAACTGGCCGAACACATGGGCTGGACCCCGCAGAACCTCAGCGGGCGGCTGAAGAACAACTCGCTCACCTTCGATGAGCTGTCAAAGGCGCTGCATTTTGCTGGTTATGAGGTCTCCATGAGTGATGCCAACGGTGCGGGCCTCCCGGAGCTGGGCAACAGCACCAGCCCCGCCGTAGCGCAGACCGTAGACGGCGTTCGATATGACACCCGGAAGGCGGAATCGCTTTGCTCGAATAAGGTAGTGATGTTTGAGGACTTCTATATAGAGCTGTTCGAGGATGCCGCCGGGAACTACTTCACCGTCCTCTACCAGCTTTCTGGATGCCAGCATCATACCATCACCCCGGTAAGCGCCCGTGCTGCCCAGCAGTTCTTAGAGAGGTTCGGGAGCAGAGCATAACTGCTGGCTAAAGTTCCTTCGGTATACGGTAAATTTTTTTGTGAAATCTTCAGTATAAGTTTGACTTACCAGACCGGTAAGTTAGAATGAAGATACAGAAAACAACTTACCAAAACACGGAGGATTTAGAAATGCTGAAGGTAAAAAAATACAGCAGCTTCGAGGCTTTCGAGCAGGACGCACACAAGCAGGACGTCGATCTGGTTGCCATCGTGAACAAGCCGAACGGCATGGTTTGCGCCGACCTCATCACCGACTGCAAGATGTGGCAGACCGCGGTCAACCGCTTCTTCAAGGCACTGGCCGGGGATAAGCGCTTTGATGGCTGGCAGGAAACCATCACGGAGTGCATCAAGGAAGGCTTCTGGCAGGACAAGGCGCTGACCGATGGTAAGTACACCGGCGGTTACTTCTGGGAGGTTGAAGACCTCGATGGCCGGTTCTGCATCTGCCTGAATGTTGTCGGAAAGACTAACTATTAAAAGTCAAGCCCCAAAACAAAATTTTCGAGAGAAATTTTAAGGTGGTGAAAATTGGTATAGCAAACAAGAGCATCCGTTGTCGGATACTCGCTCCGTATAAAATCGCACGCTTAATAATCAGCTAAGAAGGCTTTCCCAGAACGCTGCATAGCAAAAATAAGCCTTACCAGCTTTTTAGCAGCATGAGAGATGGCAACATTGTAATGCTTTCCCTCAGAACGCTTCTTTTCAAGATAGGCCGAGAATGTAGGACACCAAAGGCAGACATATTTGGCGGCATTGAAAAGAGCATATCGCAAATATCTGGAGCCACGCTTTTCCATGTGAGCATAACAGTTTTGCAGTTGCCCTGACTGATATGTAGATGGAGAGAGTCCAGCATAAGCCAGCAGCTTGTCTGCGCTTGCAAAGTTGGAAAAATCTCCAACTTCAGCAAGAATCATTGCACCCATATGTCGGCCAATACCGGGGATTGTAAAGATGGGAGAATCCATCTGAGATGTAATCT